CCATCAGATGCAATCTCATACACAAAAGTATCACCTACATTTAATCCCGCAATATATCCATTATGTAGATTTACATTTATATCATATTTGTTTATTAAAAACAAACCAGCAGTTGAAAAATCAGTCGTAATAGGACTGCTAATATTAGAACTAGTCCAGTCTGATAAATTATTTTCACCTATATCATCAAGATTTGTTTCAGTATGGAATGAATAAGAACCAGTATTAAAGGCTAAGAATCCCTCACCATTTAATTCCCCATACCTATTATATTCTATTACTTTACTATATGTAGGTTCAGCAGAAAGACCGGGTGCACCTGATGGTCCTGTAGGACCCGGACCTCCATCCGACCCATCTGCCCCATCAGCTCCGTCAGCCCCATCAGCACCATCTGAGCCATCAGCTCCCGGGCCACCATCAGAAACTCCATATATAGATAGAGCATCTGACGCAATTATATCGGAATCATTCGCCCCTAATCTTAAATCTACTGTTATAATCTTAGGTGTGTTAAAATTAGATTCTGGAACCGCCCAAGTCTTTGATGTAGCAGTAGTATTATTTATTGAAACTCCATCAACTTGAAAATCATAATAATGATTTGCTGTAGGAGTGCCTTGGGGAACTGCCGTAAATGTTATTGTAGTTGGTGATGCAGAACCGCTTGAATAATCAACAACATAAGATGATGCAGTCAACATTACAGTCTGAGCATCCGTTCCATCCGCCCCGTCAGCTCCATCTGCACCATCTGCTCCATCTACCCCATTTGCTCCGTCAGACCCATCGGCACCCTCTGTCGCCAATGAATATGAAACTTTCTTACTAACAACATTAGCATCAGACTCTATAGCCAAACTAAATGTGAGTGTCGCATAACCCTTTGACATATCTGTCCACTCTGTAGGACCATTAATATTAAAGTATGCATCCCCATCATCTGAGATAGATGCATTTATCCAGCTTGAAATAGTTTGAGCTGATATTTTAACTTCACCAGTAGTTGGAGTTCCACTTGATATTGGGTTTAGTAATTCCGTTCCTTTGTATACCCATACTTTCCCTCCGCCACCTTCAAAGCTCGATACTGCTCCATCAACTACAGGGAATGTGTGGTTTTCATTTTCAATTATAACAGAATATGTGGGTGTTCCATCAGCGCCATCAGCCCCTGAAGGCCCTGTAGGTCCCGGTACACCCTCTAATGATTTAGTGAATCCAATATATTCAAGTATAGAGGTAGAAATTGTATAACCAGATGGTCCATCCCCTTGATATGTGATTAATGTTAATGAGAATGCTTGATGCCCAGACGCATCTGCCGCTGAAGCTGGAGCCCATCTTTGCAATCTATATGCCGCCCAATTGGTGTCTGACATTTTCATTACCATAATGTCTCCACCCGTTAATATATTATCATTATAATCTACATAATCTATTACTCCGTTAAATACTCCCACATTCCAATCAATTGCAACGTATCCAAGTTTCTCCCATGAGACCCCATCAACAAAACTTTCATTATCTTCCGATGAATTAATTTCAACTAAAGCTCCACCTGTATCCCAAAAATAAAACTCAGAATTTGAAGGAAGGGTTAAAGAGGTATCATTTTCTGATGGCATGAATAAATAATTACCAATACCATTTACTCCATTACTTGGCTGCACCACTAATCCAGACTGTGGTATTTGCATCTCAGGGTCTTCAATAGAATATATGGAAATAGTATCTAGTGCTAATACTGAGCCTCCACCATTAATAGATGATGTACCAATCTTTACTTGCCATTGAGTAGAATCAAATGGTGAGGCTGGTGGTGTTACTTCATATTGCCCATTTCCAGCCGAGGTTGATATCTCAGTTTTAAATACTCCGTCTTGATAAAAAGCTAAATATACAGTATCACTTAATCCTTGATAGTACGCTGTTAAAGTATATGTAGCAGGTGATTTCAATGCATCAAATCCATCGTAAGATATTGCATAGTGATTGCTTGTTAAGCTAACTACAACGGCATCTGTACCATCGCTGCCATCAGCACCATCTGCACCATCGGCTCCATCGGCTCCATCAATTCCATCTGCACCATCGGCTCCATCAGCACCATCAGCGCCAGCCTCTCCTTTGAAACTTTTTGCAATAGTATACACCCTTGGATACGATACCCCATTATATGTTGCCGTTAATGTAAATGATTCTTGCGCAGAACTCCAACCGCTTCCACTAAGACTATACTCACCTGTACCTTCATTCATGGTCATTGTCAAACCACTATTACTTGCATCTCCTGTAAATGTAGAAGATGAGGTCACATCTTCAGTTCCTGAAAATACTTTAAAATTACCACCTGAATTTGTATAGTTAGGAGTGCTACCATCCCATGATATTACATGAGTTTCATTTGTTAAAAATGCTGTTACTCCATGAATACCATCACTACCATCTGCACCATCAGCACCGTTCTCCCCGTCTGCTCCATCAGCTCCGTCAGACCCAGATTGCCCTGAAAATAATGCATATATTCTTTGCTCATCTGTATATTCTGTTCCCTCATCTGTAACACTAACATGAATTAGCTTAGAATCACCAGATGCTACAGTATCCCAAGAAGATACATCTACTTGAACCCATCCTTGAGAACCACTCATATCTGTTAGTGTATGACTTCCATTAGAGAATGTTAAGTCGGTCTGAGCTGTTCCATTTGTATCTTTAATAGTATAAGTAACATTTTGACCGCTTATATTTGTTAATACGCCATATACTTTAAAGTCTTGTGTTCCCCCAGATGGATTTAATACTGGAGTTCCCGTGGAATTATCATAAGATATAGTTGAAGACTCTAAAGATAAATGGATGCCCTTAGCTGCTGCTCCCGGAGTACCCGGTTCCCCATCTTCTCCGTCAACACCGTCAACACCATCTGTTCCATCGTCTCCGTCAACACCGTCAATACCATCTACTCCGTCAGCTCCGTCGGCTCCATCACTACCATCTTCACCTTTTTCTCCCGTTGGTCCTGTTGGACCGGTAGGTCCCGTTGGCCCAGTTTCACCATCTGCTCCATCTGCCCCATCGGCTCCATCACTACCCGGGGAACCACTTAATGCCATAGCTTCCCAATATGTAGAATTTGGCGGTTCATTATTTAATGTCGATAAGATACATAGATAACTAGCTCCATTATGAGCTACTCCATCATTTACTTGATATGTAGTACTTTCTGACCAATCACCTTGCCAAGTCATCCCCGGTCCTATAGGATTATTATCAGATGTGTAAAAATTACCTGTTATTGTTATTGAGCCATCAGTATCAACTTTAAATTTATCATAAAGGCTAAATTGCCCAGTACCATCTACATAAAATGATTGATTTGCATTAAAAAATCCACCTGTTCCTATAGCTATTCTTGCATTCACATTCGACGTTGTATTTACTATTCCTAAACTATCAATCGCCCATCCAGCATCTGTATTTCCAATATATCCTGTGGTTGCGTGTAAATGACCAGTTAAGTATACATCTTGAGCTGATAATCCATATGATGTCCCACTCAAAGTACCACCAGACTGATTACTTGCTCCGTCTAAATTCCCTAATCTTAATTTCTCTATTCCAGCAGTCCCCCATTGATTAGGGGCTGTGAGGCCATTCCATATAGATAAATATGGGGCATTACTATCATCTGAAGTTAAATATATACCACCTTGTCTATCTGTATCACTAGCACTACCTATTCTACATAAGGTTTTACCTTTAATGAATATATCTTCCTCATCATCTATATCCGCACCAATTACTTGGTCTCCATTTACATCATAAACCAATGCATGGAATTGAAGATTAGTTCCGTATCCTGCATCTGTAACCTTTAAATATCTTCTTGTGGATGTGCCTGTAAAGCTCCAATATTGAAGTAATAATATATCATCATTTACAAATGGATGAGTGTCGGTAATGAAATTACCCTTGCAGGACACTAAAGCTGTATCATCTTCAATCGCATGATTATTTGAAAAGGCTGATAACTCATGTGCTGTAGTCACAAACAAAGAACCATTAGTTGCTCTAATTTGGTTTATCAATAACTCATATACATTCATTTGACCACGAACTGTTAATTCTTCGCATTCTATATGATATTTATTGCTAGATACTGTAATATTTAATCCAGCACCTCCAAATCCTGACGTAGCTCCTATGGATTTTATATATTTATTACTAGCCACCTCTATTCCATCAGTTGGAGTTATATCTAAATGACCTGAGTTGTTTGCTAATATTACTGAGCTATCACCATCGTTACTATTTATAAGTTCTATTCTTGGATGTGCTGATTTTATTGTTAGGTCTTTAGTTCCATCTGCAGCTACGCCCAATCCTAATCTAACGTGCTGAACAGCATCTGTGCTCCTTAAGTGCTGCCCCGTTTCGTGAACTAATTGAGTATCTCCTATTGAGTCATCTGTTACAGCTATATTAATCGCAGAAGAGCCTTGAGCATTTCCGCTAGCTGTTATAGATTGACCACCCACAACATCTGCAGTAGGATACACTTCAGTAGCCCCCGGACCTGTGTCGATACTAATAACTTCCAATGCTCCAGAAGAACTTATTGTAGCATTACTATTTATATCTAAAGAGCTTCCTGATATCCCTGCGGTAACTTCTAGTGATTCAATTTTTAACTTTCCATCATCATCTAATATAAAATCTTGACCACTTGTCGTAGCAATATGGAATATACCCTCTATGCTTGATGGGGCAATATAAAATCCTACTTTTTTTATCCAATCAGCATGATATGCTGGATTTCCAATAAAGAATACATTCTTATCTTCTGCTGCGGCTGTAGGAGAATACCCTCTTATTATATAATTAGCAACAGCCCCTAGGGTTGTTCCACCTTTAAATTTAATAGAGCCATCAAAGTCTTGCTCTCCACCACTAACCATATAATCACTATGTGCTTTATTATTATCTGATGGGTGACTAATTAACTCTGTAGTAGATATTCCAGCTCCACCAGAGTTGTCATAGATTGTTTCTTTGACTTTAATTGTATCACATACGATACTTTGGACAGTTTGAGTTGTTAGTGTTTTAGCTTGGACTACAACATTAGCTATTGATTGACTTAAATCTTCTCCAACGCTTTGAGAGAAAGGGATTGAATGCCATTTATTCTGATATCTTACAAATTGATATAATTTACCATCTAATTGCCCAATTCGTATTTCACCCTCATAACCCTCTGAGTCACTTGGGATTCCGTCCTTTAATAATATTCTAGGTTGATAATTTTGTACCGCCATTATTTCGTGCTTTTATTCCTATAAACAATTGATATATCGTTAATCTCAAATCCAGAATCCAACACCTGACCGCTGGTTGATTCAAATTTAATCTTTGCTGTTAAGCAATGTCTATTTACAGCAGTTTTAAACTTAACTGTTTTCCATTTATTATTAGTGCCTACAAATGAAGTTGTTGGAGTTAACTCTTCTGGAGAAACATCTCCAGTCCCATCGTTATAAATTAAATACATTTTTCCATCAACGTCAGTAGTGTCGCCTGATGATGTTTTGTATGAAACTTGCACGTTATAGACTACGCATTCCTGCGAAGGGTCTCCCATCGTATATTCTTTAGATTCCCATATACAAGTATCTGTAAATGTCGAACTAGAACCAACAAAGGAATCATCCCATTTATAAAATTGGATATCCTTATAATCTGAAGTAGAATCGTCAGAGCCTCCACTTTTTTCTATACCCTGATATAGCGTATCATTCATTGTAAAGAATCCAGTCCTCAATCTATCCAACAACCTATCTCCACTACCTTTCGTCCATCCCTTAGTAAGAAAATCATAAACGAGAAACTCTGCAGAGCCTCCTTTTGTGATTATACATACATTTTTATCTGGGAGAAAAGCTAATATCGGAGGATTTGCTGAACTATAAAATCCACTAGTTCCATTCCATATATCATCTATTTTACCTTTTGATATCGGCACACACCCTTCTCCTTGATATAAAAATACTCCATTCTTATTGGCAAATACAATTCCATCATCGGTTTTTGCCGCAGAGTTTTTATGTGGAATTCCCCTGTATCTAAATGTACCCGCAAGAAATTCAGGCATCTGTGTTACATCAATCACATAAAGATTCTCACTTTTAAATTGCAATAATTTTCCACCAAAAGATTCTAGCTTAATAATGTCATCCCCATCATCAACAACAACATCTAATGAATCGTATGGTGGAAATACATCGAATTGATTTGGGAGTGATTTTAATACTCTATCTGGATAATGTTTTTCATTTCCAGCCTCGTCTTTCATCAATACATTTCCTGCATAAACTCTTCTATTTAAAACTACAGATGTCTTACATCTCATATCAATAGATTGTGTATCCGGAAACATCCCTGTCCTCATTTGATAATTCTCTGTCGGTTGTGTTCCAAAATAATGAGAGAAACTTGTTTTTTGGTCACTATGTGTAGCATCTGTAATCCAAGCCTCAGCACTTCCGTCAGGCTTTATAAATCCCCTTATTAAATCAAATGAACCTAAAAAAGCATAATCATCCTGCTCTGGCCTAGAGCCACTTGCATCATATTTGTTTGTATAAAAATTTACATGAGTTAACCTAGGTCCACCATAAGCATAATCTACTATAGTACCATCACCTTTAGGTAATGTCGTTAATGATATTCTCATTCCTAGGTTTTCATCTTGCTCTTCCAATTCTCCTGCCGGGTCGTATGTTATCAACCCTAATTGATTTGGAACTCCATCTGTCCATCCATTAACCGCAATATCTGATGCAGCCCATGTAGTAGGAGCTCCACTCGTTCCATACTCAGCACACATATTTTCAGTTGATAATTTACCTGTAATGGATGTTGTAAATTCTGCCCCAGAACCAGTCCCACCGGATATAGTTATATCTGGAGGGCTTGTATATCCATCTCCATGATTAGTAATTACTATAGAATTTGGGTCTACAGAAATGCTAGGGTCTGCCCCTTGTGTACTAAATGTTGCAGTTGCTGTTGTTCCACCTGCAGGAGGAGAATCAATTGTCAATGTATCAGGAGCTACACTATAAGTTCCTCCATCTGTACATATAGCTGATGCTAGAACATAATTAATACTACAATATCCTGAATCAACCCATCCAGTAACTCCTGTCAAATAAGAACCACCTCTTTGCATTTTCACAGTACCAGTAGGAGGATTTAAATCTACAGTTCCAGTATTTGCTATTGATTGAGCTGTATTGTTATCTGCCCAATATTTTTGACATCTTATGAAAGTAGAACTAGCAGCTGTGCATATCCAATGAGAATCATTTAAATATTCATCTGCCGTAGTAGTTTGCAAGGTATCGTCATCTTCAACTCCTGTTATTTCAAATATATCTCCTTCATCTATTTCAGAATCTGCATTAGTAGCATAAAAATCTATAGTTTTAGTACCATCGACTGTATGTTTATTTATTCTAGTGACATCATATTTAGTTGCCTCTTGAATTGTAGAATATATTAATGTTTGGATTTGCCCAGTATCATCTGTTACTGTTAACTCTCCATCATTCTCCCAGTTCTTAAGATTATTTGAAGCTGATGCCTGCTCATGCACCTTATTTCTTAGATATATAGTAGATGCACCATATTCAACTTTTCTCATGGGGTAAGACTCGTATCCTAAAGTATTTGTTGTAGGTGCTGTTACTTGTTCGTCCATTTCAGTTTGCCCTATAGTTAGTATCTCATAGGGTAGGGATTCTTGAGTCCCATCATATGTATATGTTATATATAATTTCCTTCCTAAAAATTTTATAGTTCCATCACCTTCATCTCTTTTTAAATGAGCTCCAAAGCTAAATTTCCCTGCCGTTGTATCTATTCCACCTACTACTGAAGAAGCTCCAAATCCAGAAGCCCCATCTGATGGAGACATGAAAGTCTCTGGTCCGGGTGTGATTACTTTAGCGGGAACAGCAGTCCACTTATTGAAACTTTGAGCTCCACTTAAAAAATCTCTTTTAATATGTCCTATCCATAAAGATGAAGAACCGAATAAATCTACCGATGCATTAATCGCTGACCATGAATTTGTTGCACTTGCAGGATTTCCCGTATCTGCATTGGAATTATCAGTAGATGTGTGGGCAACTGTACATTTATATCTTGACCCACTATAATCTACACAGTCACCTACAACATAAGCTGTTGTGTGTGCCCATGCGTCTTTAAATATAACTCCAGACCCAGTATAACTTGCATCTCCATAATTTGTATTAAATGCCCTTAATACTCCATCTGCCACATAATAAGAAGAGTCAGTCCCTAATGTTGATGCTAAATTAGAAGTTAATACTGCATTTAATCCCTTCCAATTAGAATCAGTTGGCTCGCCTGCTATAACCCATGTATTTCCACTAGAATTATATAAATATATTTTAGATGTCTGTTTGTCTGTAAAGGCTATTAATTGTTCTGGAAGAACATCTCCATCCATTTCAGTATCTGTTTTATAGTGAAAAAGCTCCTCTCCATTTCCCCAGTCTAAATTATCAAAAGATGGAGCAGAACCAGTATTTGGCCCTATTAATTCCCCTACAGTTCCATCGAGGATGAATTCACCTAAGAGACGAAGTCTCCCAACCTTACGAATATCAAAATTCACAATATTAGGAGACTCTTGGTCTGCTATATCCCTAGGGTCTGAATAATCATTAATGCCACCTTCAAACCTATTTATACTTATTAACTTCTTAGGCATTACTCTTCTATTAAGGCTTTTTTAACAACTTCTTCAACGCTATCCCATACAGCATCTAAGATTTTAGCCTCAGTCTTTTCAGATATAAATGGAATATCAACATTCTCATTCATTTTAACAATTAACTTAGCTTTCATCTCATCGTTAAAAAGATATCCAGCAACTATTTTTCCGAATCCATTAGACATATTTACTCCTTTACTATTATTGTTTCTTTACCATTCCGGTCCCTTGTGACCTTTACCATTACCTTTATCTTGTTTTCAAGAGTGGCAATTCTTTTTACTAATTTTACAACTGTGCTCTCTAAAGCCCTTACCCTAGAGTTCTCATCAGTATCTCGTCTTCCGGACCGATTCGACCCCTTTAATTTAGCAACTTTTGTTCTTCTTGTTGCAATACTATCTGGAGATTGTATAGCCATTAATCAGTCCCTTCGTAATGTTTCATTCTATATAACTTATCTTTGCAGCATTTGCATTTAATGTTTTCTAGTTTTCCAACTCTTTCTTGCATTGCTGCCATTTGCTGGTCAAGATTATTATCTTTGAATACATAATCCATTATAGCATTTAATACTTTAGGTGTTAATATTTTAAGTATGCCGGGTAACATTTTCCCTCCACCATTTTTTCCTATAATAGGCTTTTACTATATTGTCTTTTTTTCTCTTAGGTCTTAAAATTCTGTCACCATTCTTTAGTTCAACAAAATCCTTATCATTCCATTTGCAAAAAATCTGACTATCATTATCTATCGTGTTTGGAGTATTGCAAGAATATACTTCATCTGCAATATGAAGAGGCAACATTATAGCGAGATATATTTCAATCATCTAATAATCATCCCTTCTTTTATTTTTCATAAACTTTTCCTTTAAACCATTTCCACTTAAACTAGCCATAATTTCAATGATAGCACTAATCTTAGACTTTATCTTAGCTTGATTGATTTGCATCGTTTTTTGGGCATCTATGAGCTTTATAATGATACCCTCAAGCCTTTCAAACGACTCTCTTAGCTCAGTTTGTAGTTCATTCTGTATCCAAGCATTCTGAGACTTTACATACCACCCTAAAGCCACAACCATCATGACCGGTAATCCGAAACGCTCCAGTAAATCAAACATTTCCATTTATAGTATGCCCCCAAACTGTAGTTCTTCCGTTAATAATCTCTACTACCTCTACTTTAAAATCTCCATTACCGAACCAATCTACTACTGCAAATGCATGGTTCCAATTGTGGAGATTACCCTTTAACCATTTATTCTTTTCAGACCTCATGTCTTTTAAGCACCCCAGACTCCAAGCACTCTGAGTGCCTCCCAAGCCTGTCTCTGTAAATCTCTGTAAATCATGTGTGTGTCCGTACATAACATTTTCCTTTAGTTGTGCGAGGTGCTTCTTTGCATGATGTATAGGGACATAATAACCATGGGCAAAATTAAGTTTGCCGATTTTAAGTTTATCATCTGATATATATTCCCAGTACTCATAACCTCTCTCATCTAAATTTAATGCTTCTTTAGTCATGTAATGGGATAGATATGGATGCTTTTCTACAAATTCATCTAACCAAACTTCGTGATTGCCCTGAATGAAATATCTATCTTTACATCCAACCTCATCTAAGGCTTCATCTATTATATCCATCCCATCATTTACTGACTTGACTTCCTTGTCTAGCATTGGAATTAGAACCTCTAATGGAGGTTTTTCTTTATTCTTCCAATGATGCCTGCTAAATAATTGCCATTCACCTGTATCACCTAAATCAATATAGGTATCCGGTTTAATTATTTTTATTGCTTGACAAACAACATCTATCGCTTGGTAATCTGCGATAGGAAAGTGTTTATCTGGCGTTACGACGGCTCTTCTTACGACCTCGTCGTTTCTTGGGCGCCCCCTTTTCTTTTGTTTGAACATATTTTAACCATTCGTTTTTAGTTTTATAGAACATATAAAATAGTGTTGCTATTCCCACAGCAACTCTAACGGCAACTGGCAACCATTCCATCCAAGTTACCCACATTCCTCCTCCACTAACACTCATAGTTTTAAGTGTATCTACCATTATAACTCCTTTATTATATCACTCATTCTTTTAGCTCTTTGTGGGCTATCCGATTTAGCCCACTTAGAGTCCAACATTTCTTTTGCTGCCATTTTGAATTCGTGACTTTCAAAAAAGAGTAATGTCTTTTTGAACTTTGATACTCCCGAGATTCCCATTTGATAGCACATTTCATATATTACCTCTTGCGCTTCAATTGGTAAGTTAATAACCCATCCCCATTTTTTGGTTACTCTGTCAACTAACCTATCTAACTTTCTCTTTAATATCTCCTCACAAATATCTTCATCCAACTCAAGGTCTTTAATTGCGAAACCATAACCTATGGTATCAATACCTAAAGAATCTTTATAGACCATTTTTCTATAGCCTTCATTTTCCTTTACGCTATTGATTAAATCTTGCATCATCTTAGCATCCATATTGCTGCTAGACCTACTACTAGCAAAACCATCATTACTTTCCAACTAAGCATAGACCATAATGAACTTAATTTATCTTTAATATATTTCAATGTACTCTCCTTTGTTTTTTATTTATTCCTATATCGGCTTACTCTTTTCTTCTTTCTCTTCCAGTATTCATTTCCTCTATTATATGGAGTATCATCTCCACGTCTATTTAAATACTCATCATAACTCTCTGTTTTGCCATCCCACGTTTTATTGGGGTTCTTGTCATATATTGCTTTATCTCTTTCATATATTACTTGCTGCTGTCTTAAAGATAAAGGTTTGTCCTCAAATATACGACTCTTTGCATCTTCTGCTTTTTCTTTACGTATATTTCTATATTTTTTATCACGATTCTTTTTAAAATTTTCGAAATTTTCTCCATATGTATCGCTTGTGTAGCCTCTCATATCTCTACTAAAAGAACGCATATGTCGGTTTTCGTGAATTTCAGGAGTATATTCATCATATACATCCTCCATAAACTTTCTCACTTTCCCTTTAGCTCCTGAATATTTTCTTTTTCTGAAGTTTTCTCTGTTTTCAAAAAACGCTTTTTCCCTCATACTTTCTATTTCGTATTTGTCTAATTTCTTACCTGTATTTGGGTCGTATTTAGGAGCAGAAAATTCAAATGATTCATCTGCCTCCCTATATATTCTACCTAATCTAGCATCATCCCTATCGCTACTTCCCCTATATTCTGGTTTATATCTAGTCCTTTTTCCATCTAAACCACTCCTACCATATGCTATATCTTCATCCCAATTTGGTCTAACAATATCTCTAACAGCTTCAGATACTTTTCTAATTGGATTATTATCCGCTATCCATTGCTTTCTTTTAGCCTTTCTCTCTAATTCATCTGAAGTTGAATAACCTTTTAGTTCCTTTTTTATTGTTCTATCATATGCTTTATCTGCTTTTTTCCAAGTCTTTCTATTTTTTCTCACAGTTTTTTTAGTGAATTTGTCAGGATTCTTTGTATACTTCATTTCGTCTTTAATATCTTTAATATTAGTTCTTTTATCTTCCGAATCACTCTTTCTAGCCTTCTTTAAGCCTTTCTTTAAAGTTTTAATCTTCGTCTTCTTATTTTTTCTTTCAACTTTCGCTTTTGCTTTAGCAGCTTTTCTTTCTATTTTCTTAGCTTTACGCTTTGCCCTTCTATCTTCTCTTTTTTTATAGTGTGGGTTTTCTTCTATAACGCCATCAAGCATTTTCAGCTCTTCTGGTGTCATATTTCCTGAGTTATAAATTGCCATAATGGCCTCCTTATGATTGACTGTTAATCCAGTCTATTATTTCGTTTATTTTTTCAATTAACAATTCTATACTTTCTTCAGTATAATGAATTCCTTTTTCTTCTTCTATTACTGGTATCTTATCCATTTGACCCTTCCAATGTTCCACTAAAATAAAGTGATTTTTTGCCACTACCACTCGTATATCTACCAATTAAATAAACTCCGTGGTCAGCTGCTAATGAGTATGCGCCAAGTGTTTGTTTTATCCTATAATATCTATAAGATGTTAAAGCACTCCCTCCATTTAATTGAATATCAGAACCAATCTGAGTTACAGTTGATGCAACTGTAGCGCCATCAGATGGAAGAGTCACATCGTATAATGCAATTTCGTAGGAAACACTTGAACTAGCATAAAAATTTAACATAAGACCTACTAAAGTTGTATCTACTGATGTTTGGAAAATATGAGCATATGTTAAAGTTTGGTCTTGAAAATCAGCAGCTGTTATCGTGCTTCCCATATTCTGATTATAATTTGGGGGATACCAACTATTATTCACAGATGGTTTAAATGCATTTTGTGGAATAGCGATATGAAATGGGTCTACTCCAGCAATTTCATCATCTACATACTTTTTAGTAGCTATATGATAATCTGAACTTGGGGTGTATGCACCCCCGTCGTCTTGTACTGTTATATTGCCTGTCTTTGAGTTAAGAGTCATATCACCTGAAAATGTTCTAAGCGTTGTATCTCCACTTGCTCCGGTTGCTATATCAAAATACTGTGAAATATTTGCAGGATTATATAAAGAAAATGAACTAGTTGTAGCGGTAACATTTATAGATGCTCTTTGGTCACTTAATATACTAGTTCCACCCTCTGACCAATACCAATATGGATTATCGTGGTCTGACCTCATAAAGAAATATGGGCCAGTATCATGTTGGATAGTTCCAGTAGTTGTTGTGAATAACATTGTATCTAAATCCGTAATAGTTAAATCGCCACTAGAAAATGTTACATCAGACAAATCATCTAATGCCCCAGCTACTCCACTTGGCCCTGTTGGCCCCGTAGGTCCTGTTGGCCCTGTAGCTCCATCACTACCGTCTGCTCCATCATTACCGCTTGGTCCAGTAGGTCCAGTAGGCCCCGGTCCTCCATCGCTACCATCAGAACCGGGTGTACCATCGCTACCACTTGGTCCAGTAGGCCCTGTTGGACCCGTTGGTCCAGTTGGCCCCGGACTACCATCACTTCCGTCACTTCCATCGGTCCCTGAAGGCCCTGTAGGTCCCGGACTTCCATCTGAGCCATCAGAACCCGGAGTACCCGGAGTTCCATCAACACCATCGCTGCCATCTGTTCCGTCTGTTCCGGGGGTTCCTGCTGGTCCTGTTGGTCCCGTAGGCCCCGTTGGTCCTGTATTTTGCTGGTCATCTACATATTTCTTTGTAGCTGCGTGATTATCAGCTGTAGGTGTATATGTGCCGCCGTCTTCTTGTATAATAAATTCACAATCCTCATCTACATTAACTATAAAATCTCCATCTGGTTCTACGGTAAGGTGTGCAACATGGTCGCTATCTGTAGGATTACCATCATTTGTAACTATCTTTGTAACTCCATTGGCGTCTGTGTTTATTTCAAATTTATTTGCTGTATTGCCACTATATAATGTAAATAAACCCCCATCACTCATATCTATTGCGAAATTGCCAGCAGTCCCTAGTTTAAAATCAAACCCATTGTGACTACTTAACCAGCTTTTCCCAGCGAGTATATAATGCTTATATTCTTTCCCCGCATCATCCTTGTCGTACAATCTTATAGTTGGATAAGTGTCTTTACCCACAGAAAATATAACCCCATCATTATTGTCAGAAAATATGTTATAAGCTACATCACTTTGATTGTCTGTAAGCCAAAATTGATTGTTGTCTGGGTCTATATTAACAAAGTAATCGCCACTATCACCCTTAATATAATGTTTATCTGCTGCTGATATTATATCGCCAGTTCCTTTTGACTTTATGTTTAAATCTATATTAGTATCTGAGCCCTCTGGAAATAATTCAGGACCGCTATCTGCAATTGATGATTTCATCTTTAATGTATTTACAGCGGAACTAACGCCTTCTATTCTAAATATTTGCTGTCCATTTTGGTCGTAAACAATATCTGATGTAAAGTGTATCCCGCCACCTGTGGAATTGCCCAATATTAAATTGCCAGTTCCGTGAGGAGTTATTTGTATATCTCCATTAATGTCACTTTGTATTTCTATATACCCTGAGCTACCAAAAGGAGTTGTCTCATTTTCGCCTTTATTAGTAGACAGAATTAAGTTCTTGTTTCCCTTTGAAGAAAGTTTCATGTGCTCTGAGCCTGTTCCAAATAATAACCACATATCATTTGCAAAAGCACCATTATCGTACTCTATTATTTGAGAACCACCGCTTAATATTTTCCCATCATCTGGGATATTTATATTAGTACTAAAATTCCAATAATCACCAGAACTTACATATGTCATAAAATGATTTAATCCTGAACTGCCTAAATATAATCCCCCACCATTCACATTTGAATTATTAGTTTCATCCCCAGCTAATCTTATAGTTTTGTCTTCTATTTCTATGTCATATACTGTAGTTGATGTCCCATTAACATCTAAATCACCATCAATTGTTACCTTCCCATTATGTGCAATTGTAAATATATCTCCGGATGGACTGCCTATTGTGAAGAATTTACTACTAGTATTAGAGCTACTCCCTAGAATAAAACCATCTCTAGTAGTATCATATTTAAAGTAAAAATCTGAATCGGTTCCTAGTACGAAACTTTTATCGTCGAGAAGAGAATATGGACCACCCAATACTGATGTTGCTGCTGATGCCGCTGAATCAAACACACCAGATATAGTAGCTGGGAAATTACTCGTACCAAATATAGTAGATGAACCGTCTTTTAAATTCCAACTCGTTGAAGATGTTTCAGAATCTAAAGTCCAAGATGTAGTAGAATCACTACTTCTATTAGTCCATATGGTCATTAAAATTTCCTCGTAACTACTCTTCTTACTCCACCTACTCTAGCAGTAACATATTTCGCTATTCTATTTCTAAATCTTGTCATGTAATATTCTCGTTGCTGTATTAATTCTGGAGAATCTATCAAAGTTGCCCTTATATAATCCACTAATGCAAGAGCAAGCGTATCGTTCAATGGAACTTCACTTGATTCATTTACAATGCCAGAGGTATCAGGAATCGCAGTATATTCTAATAATAATCCACTATTGATAGTTGTAGTGGGAGCAACATAAGGAGGTTCATCGCCAATTGGAACTTCCAATGCTGTAGGATATTCAATTATAATTAACTGCCTTCCCCTTATAAAATACGCATACTTATCAGATATTTTTCTTCCTACATCGGTTCCGTATGCCATTATTTCTCCTTGTAATCTGGTATATCTACTCTAGGTATAGGACAGTAATAAGAAGAATTTGAATCTAAAATTTTAACAGATTTAACTTGCACTAAATTAGATGGGAGATTGTATGCTGCTTGGTCTCCCACTAAATTAGATATATATTGAGTGATATTCTCATTAGTTTCTAATTGTATCTCAGCTAACCCATCTTCTATTAGATTTTTAACATAATTAAATTTATTCTCCCCTACTAATTCCATTAGTTCTTTTACTTTCATATTAGCTCCTTATGTGAATACTGCATATTCAACAGCTACCGCTTCACCACCTGCATCATCTGTTAATGTCCATGTTGCATTTTTAGGACTTGGTAATAATACACCTTCTCCTGATTTCAACCTACAAACCTCTTGTGAGGCAGCAGTTATTATGACAACAGTTGTATCTTCTGCAACAGAACCTTTGTTTACATTTGCCCCTGTTGTTACAGACGCATCATACTTAAATCCTGTATGCTTAATCCATAAAGCATCATCTCCTGACGATACTGTTATTGTATTGTTTGAAGTCCTACTTTGTAATAAAGTGTGTTGTGGAGTGCCGCCATCATCAGCCCATGCAGATGTATTATTACCTGCCCATGTTCCTGATGAATTGCCTCCTCCTAGTGATTTTTTAAAGTCATAAGCTATAACTTCTGCTTGAACTCCACCACCATCTGTTCCAGCGGCAGTTTGTTTAACAGGCGTTACACTTACTTTCCAGTCTAATCTATCTGCCATTTCTTCCCCTTATTGTTTTTGTTGTTGTTGTGCTTGAGGGCTCAACATAAATGATTCATTATATTTAGCTCTTAAACTCTCTAATTTGGCAACATACCAATTATATTGTTGCCCTAAATCTTGTAATTTAGCATTATATTCATTTGTTAATACTCCAGCCTCCCCTTGCCATTGCTGGGCTGCAGCAGTATACTTACTCATTATTTCTTGATTCTCTGACCTAACGTCTTGAGATTCAGTTACGAACTTTTGTATTTGATTTTTAAATAAAGTATCTTGCTGATTCATATCTGCTTGAAATTTAGCTGTTGCAAGATTCATTTGATTTGTATATATAGACATATCGAGTCCAGTCTCAGCTTGATACTCCTGCATTCTTTTATTTATATCTGCTGAATACTTACTTAATTCTGCTTGAAATTTATTATTTCTCTCAGCAACTCTTTGTCCATATAAAGAATAAGTTGATGTTAAAGATGTATTCCATTCAGTCATAGCATCTGCTCTTTTTTGAGTAAATTCAGTCATAGCTACTTGAGCTACAGATGCATTCCATTCTGTCACTTGATGCGCTGTCTTAGCTTGATATGCCTGTACCTCACCGCTATACTTATTTAGCTTTGCTGAAAATTCTGAATTAGAAGAATTCATCTTATTGGTAGCATCTTGCATTGCTTTCTGTATTTCTGCATTATATATTGCAGATTCTGCCTGAAACTCATTTAGGGATACTGCTATGTTTTGCTGATATTCTTGTAGCAAATTAGAATATTTCGTGTTCCACTCTGTATATTTCTTTTGGATATTATCCTTATCCCATTTCTGTAATATTGTAGTACTTTCAGCTTGATACTTTTGAAGCTCTTGTCCATATTTAGCTAATAGACTTTGATTATTGTTATTCTCAATAGATACACCCGCCTGAGAATTCTGCATAGCCTCTTTCATTTTATTTTCATATATTGCAAAATCTCTTTGATAAATATTTAATTGAGATTGCAATTCAGATTGAAATACAGAAACTTGACTTTGTATTTTTTGCAACTTTGAAGATACCATCTCAGGGTCTTCATCTATAATAGCCACATCAACACTAGTCCATTCTGGAGCATTTAAAACTGGTGGTAAATAATCTGCTAAATTAGAGCCAGCTTGATTTGTTTGCCCATCCTCATTGAATTCTAACTCTGGCACTACTGGAGCTGATGGCAATACAATTTCATCTAATATTGGGAATGTAGGTGGTGTAAATACTGGTTTTATATATACTGGAGCATCTAATCTAGGTTGAGTAAAGTTCGCCTCGCCACTATCAATTTCAGGAGCTGGTGGAGGAACGGGTAAATCTACAGTTTCTAAAGATGTCATTGATATTTGACTTACTGGTAGAACTAATGCCGGAGCAACAGGTACATCTATTAACTCATAAGTTGGTAAATCTGATAATCCCCCAAAATCTACTCCTACACTAGTAGGTGGAACTGGCATAATAAAAGGCTCAGGTTCCGTATATGTCGGCAATGTTGTTGTAATTTCTTTTAATATAGGAGCTACGGGTCCTGCAGGTATGTCTAACGTAGGAGACTCGGTATGGATTTTAGCCATAGAATGCAAGACCACATCCATAGCTCCATACAACACTACTGGAGTGTAGTAAATTGCCGGAAAATTTGCTATTGAACTAGCACTTTGAGTTACAGTTGGTAAAGATAAATGTTGGCATAATGCTGTAGGTTCTGATACTGTATAATCAGTCTGCCCAGCACCAGCACTATACGCTAATGTTATAACGAATGTCGTAGATGATGGAACTGAATGTATATAATGCGCACCTATGTAATATGTCTCATCTCCACTATTTGCTATTATTATATTGTCAGACTCATTAAAACCATGGTCTGTACTTGTAGTAATTAATGTTCCGTTTGAATCTGTTGCGAATGTTGATATTGTTTTTGATGAACCAGCTCCCGGTTCTGGTAATATAAATAATTTACTATCTAAGTGATAATATACAGGGAATTCTGATGTAGCATAAGCTAAACTACTACTATCTGCCGCTTTGTGTCTCATTGGTCCGGGGATTGGAGTGCAAGATTTTGCCCCCCTTGATACATCATATACAAAGCCACTATTTACAGTTAATCCTGAAGGCTCTACTGCTGAAGACTTAGTAAACAACCAAATATCTTCAGGCCTAGATACCATTATTTTTTGTATTACATCTTTAGCCCCATTTGATAAGGAATCACCCAGCATATCTTCTGTAAATGTTGCAGGAACCGTAACAAGGGCTTCAACTTGTGTTTTAAAGCTCATATATTAGACTCCTTAACTGTAAACTGCAGTAACTGTTATAGTTCCACCTGATTTTGTTTCATCAGAATATATACCTGTACTAAAGGCTATTCCCATTGATGGTGTAAATGTAAATGATTGATTTGCTGCTGTTGATGTAAATGTCAATAAAGCTGTACCAGAGTTATCTGTACTATTCTTTATTTCAATTTTATCACCTATTGTAACCCCAGCCATATCTATTTGCAAAGACCAAACAGTTCCACCTGATGCTTTTATTTGCCCGTCATCTGTCTTTACTACTGCAGAGGCTGTTCCGGGGGTTGTAATTACTTCCCCGTCTGAATTTACACTTATTTTTTGATTAGATGAGCCATCATAACCATATACTAAGACATCGTCATTAGCATGGTCTAGGTCTACTGCTATATTTCCAGCTGTAATGTTTGCATTATCGAGGTCTACTTTTAATGCATTTCCATCGTCATTGAGGGCTGTATTTAAAGCCTCTTGTACTGAATATCGTTTTAAGTTTGTTGCCATAATTTTCTTCCCTTCTAAGGTTTATGTTTACCGTGAATGAATTGTAGTGTAAGCGGCCCGGAGGAGAATCAAACGAAAGAGTCCAGACCGCTACACCTATTGTATTGTACTAACTAAGCACTCCACCTGTTTTTAGATTTGCAATTACACTTGCAAGTAAAGAACGAAGTTCTTCACAATAATCTAAAAGCTCTGCATTTGTTGGAGATGCACCATCTGTAATTGTTATAGCACCTGTTGCAGCCGGAGCTGAACCTGAACTATAAGTTGCGGTTACATCTTCCAATGTCTGAGTTACGGGTAAAGCCGTAGTCAAGGTCTTTAACTCAGCAACCATATCATCTAAATCATCCAACTCTGTGTTTGATAAAGATTTTAAAGCTACAACTTGAGCGTCTGTTACTTGACCATTAGGATTATTAGCCAGAAAATACTTATCACTTCTACTTCTACTAGCCATTTATAACCCCCTTATTTCCATAGAGCGTGACATTCGGGCATTGACCACTCGAATCCACCCTCAGTTAGTATCATATCTACTCTCTTATCTGTACCAGTATTTTCAAGAGTTTGTACACCAACGTAAACTGATGTGTCTCTGTTAACACCGTTACCTACAAGAGGACGCCATTTAACATAGTTCATGTTAACACCTAAGATTTTAATTCCACTACCATCTAAAGCGATGTTTCTAGCAACATTAATGTCACCATAAACAGTTGAGATAGTTGTGAAGCTAACTCCAAATGACCTCTTCTTACCTGAAACAGCGAAACTAGCACTATGGTTAGTTGACATTTCAAGATTGTTATTGAAAAATCCACCTAACTTATGTAGCCAGTTATATGTTGCTGTATCACAGAAAAACATCATTGACTTAGAGTTATTGTATCTTGGGTCTACAAGCTGACTCAAGTCTTCTAAGAAATCATCTTGTAGTTTAGTTGATAGGTTTAAGTTGAATAAGTTACCATTATTAAGAACATAATCAACAGCACCTTGAGTGTAATAATGTGTGTCATTATCAGAACCTACACCAGTAACTACTCCTTGAGAGCCGAATAGAGCTGTTTGCTCAATTTCCCACTTATGCTCGATAAGTTTATCTCTCCATAGTCTTGCCCACTCGTTCTTTTCATACTTTAGCGCAGTTGCTCTTGCAGTATTAGACATACCGAATTCATTTCTGAATATCTGAGTATATCCATACCCTGTGCTGTATGGCTGGTCGCCCCAGTTTTGTTCCATTAGAGTTGAACCTTCTTTGTAAGAAGTACCTACTACATATGAACGTCTAGGTTCTAATGTACCAGCTATAGTTACACCTGCTGAACCATCTGTCTCAGCTGTAACAGCAGCAGCATCTATAAAAGCATCACTACTATCATAAGTCATTAAGTATGCAGTTGCCTGTTTACTTGAGTCCTTAACTTGCTTAACATTAAGTTTTACACACTCATAGTATTTGGCTGCAGCTGGTCCATCAAGAAGGTCATACGCAGCTGTAGTTATAAAAGCACCAGCAGTTGTAAGAGCAGCATCAGTTGTGTGACAAGCATAACCAGCAACCGGAGCTGCAATTACTTGAAACAACTTATAGTCTGTCATTGCACTACCATTAGCACTTGTAACATTAACTTTAACTAACTGACCCTGCAAGTAAAACTCAGGTCTTGTTCCAGCGTCACCAATTGATGTGCCTGATTGACCTATAATGTTTTGGAGATTTCCAGCACTCTTATAGTCTGTTGCCATATAAAGCCACTCTGTAGAGTCTGATACGGATGTACCTGCGGTACCGGATGTAAGTTGCAGAATTGCTGCATCTGCTGTTCCTGTACCTACAGCATATCCATATCTCTTCATCCAAGACTGTCTTTTTTCAGTATATTTGAATTGTGGGTCGTCTGTTGGTTTTTTACCTATTTTAGAAACAATTCTAAAAAAAGGTGTTTGGTCAAGTGATAACTCTGTGAATTTCTCACTAAAGTTATACTTTCTTCTCATTTCACCTGTGTCTACCGTACTAGAAGCTGGGTCCCACGATGAGGCTTGTCCTTCTGACCAACCTGTCGCATTGCCCATATTTCTATTGCCGGCATAATCATTTATTGCCATTTGTCTACCATCCTTTTATTTTATTAAGTCGACAGTAGACTTGCAGAAGTCTACGAGTCGAACATTCCTTTTTCGCTATCTTCAAATCCCATCAAAGAATTGAATATTCTATCATCTTCTGAAATAGCTGTAGTATCTGCGCTTGCGGAATGAGTCAAATTAGGAGTTGCTATATTTCTTGCATTTTCTGCTTGCTTTGCAACTTCTCTTCTTTGATTATCGGCAACATTCTTTGCAAACTTATCTTTATTTAATATTAAATTAATATCATCATAAGATATAGTATGTGAATTAGCCTTTTCCATCATCACATTAAATTCCTCTTGAGATACATTATTTTCTTTCATCCATTTTTCAGCACCTACTCGTTGTTGTTGTTGTTTGGCATCAGCTTCCATAGCAGTTGCTACTTTATTTTCGCTTTGCCTTACTTTAGCATCAACGATATTCGTTACTACCTTCTCAAATACTTTAGCAGATGTAGAGCCGGGGTCTGCAAATGCCTCATCTGGGTCAAATACAAAATCCTTTGGTACATCAACTTTATTTGGTTGGACACTACCTTCTAGGTAGTTTTTAACGTGACCTACTAAACCGGGGTCCTTTTTCATCACATCTATAATAGCACCATATTTCTTAGTGTCTTGTATATATTCTTGATTTCTTTGGTTTTCCCTTGATGAATCACTATATCTCTTTTTGTAAGGATTACTTTCGCTATCCCAATCCACTTCTTGTCTGGAGTCTGGAGTCTCCACAGCGTCATTAACTGGAGCTGCTTCTGAGGCCTGAGTTACCTGTTCTTCTCGTGGCGCAACTGGCTCGGGGTCTGCTATTATCCCATTTACCTGTTGCTCCAAATTATCAAAAAAGTCGGAGTCATCCATAACAGAATCAGCTACTTGGTCTAACATATCCTGATTCGTATTTTCTGAGTTACCTTTATTTTCTGCCATAATTTGTCCTTATTTTGTAACTTAAGTTACTTTTGTTCTTTATTCTTTGCAACCTTTTTCTTCACACTTTCAAAAGATTTTAAATTAACTTTATGTTCTTTAGCGGCTAACTTAGCTTCTTTAGCAGTTGCATCTAATTGTGCTTTATTAACAGCTACATCTGTTTTCAGTCTGGAGCTAGAGTCAAGCACCTGTTTTCTCATATCGTGCTCTACTTGTCTAACCTTATCTTTTATACCAGCTTGTATTAATTGTCTAGTTAAGGTCTCAATAGTTCCATCTTTATCTTTAATTTCCTCTTCCATGCCTGATACTTGTCCTTGTAATTGAGAGTAAACTGACTTTCTCTTTGCTATTAAATCTTTATTCTTAACATCTGTCTCAGATAATACTGCAATATCATCTACTACGCCAAGTTGCATTAGTTCCTTTAATTCGCCTAGATATGCCCATCTATTTACAGGTAGACTATTTCCAGCTATAACCCTAACATCAAAATTAGCAGCTTGATAATCATTATATTTACCAATAGCCTCGCCAAAGTCATTATAGATAGGTATGTTTATTTCTACTTGTCTTTGCTCTTGAATTGCACTTGGCTGAATTAATCTAAATACTCTGTTTGCACTATATACTGCTTGTGCATAATCTTTGACAAGCCTTCCTATCTCTGTTAGCGATTCTTTGATTGTTTGCTCAACCCATTGCTTAACTCTCCTAGTTCCATACTCATCATTTGCAAGTAATCCTTTATAAGTATCATGCTGGGCTTTCATATCTCCTTGCTGCGATGAATATATACCTGCTAAATACTCCATATCACCCTTACCTTCTTGAACCATCTGAACGAATGCTGCAGATAATTGAGCTGGTAGGACTTCTTTAGGAGCTTCATATCCATTATTAACTGGCAACAAAGCTCCGGGAGCAGATGCATATTTTTCCCAATAATCTACATCCACACTCCCGTCAACATACATCCAGCGTAAGGAGGAGCCTAATGATGCGTTATGAACCATCAATTGATGAGCTTTATTTAATTCTTTTTGTTTTCCTACTAATGGCGCAACAGCACTCATAGGATATGGAGTTCCTGTAAATTTATATACAAATGGAACTATTGGATATTGATTCCCGGGGAGGATAGATTCTCTTAATATTTCATCTCCACACACTATGGAATGTCTAATTTTATATTCAAAGTATTTAACTTGACTTACAATATTTTGACCAAATCCGCTTTTTATAAATAATTTAAATTCTTTTTCAGAGACAACTTTTTGCTCAGTTCTAGTGGCTTGAGATACCATCTCATTCATTATCTGCCCTTTAATCTGCTCGAACTTTGCTCCAAATTGCTCTTCTAGCTCTTTTGCTGATTTTTCAAATCTAGCTTGTATTATTTGACCTTGCTCTAATGCCTGTTCTAATTTAAGCATTTCTTCTTGCAATCTAACACCACCCTCAGATTGTTGTTCTTGAGCTTGAGCTATAGCCTGTTGCTCTATTTGAGCTATTTCTTCCTCACTAGGTTCTATAGTATAAACCACATTCATGTATGGGACTGATATTTTCTCATACAATTCGTAATAGTCTATCAGAGTTTCATCCTCACCTAAAATATTAAAATTTTCATTTATATCTTTATATTGGAAATCTCTTTCTTCCGCTTTTTGAGAATGCGTATAATGAGAAGGATATTGAGAATTTGCTTTTTTTATTTTATTTTTAAATTCAGGAAACTCATTTACCATTTGAGCTCTAGGTAGAACTTTGTGAACCATCATAAATGCCGCATCTCTAAATAAAGGGTCTCTTGATTGAGGGTCTACATAAACATCAAAAGGTTCTAAGGAGCGAATCTTAACATCGCCCATCCCTTGGTCTGAATTGGGGTCAACATATACTTGCATATAACCTAAAGATTTAGTACAAGCATCTTGAATAACTTGATGCATCATTGACTTTCCATTGCTTATGTACCATATGTAATCAGCTATATCATTATGTATGTGTGCAACCTGAGAATCCGAGCCTTCCGCTGCAACTGCTTGCCATCTAGGGTCATTTGCCGTTGCATAGAAAGTTAACATTTCAACTATAGGAATAATCCTATTAATTGTAAATGTAGGTTGCCCTTGGTCCTCTAAGGCCTTTTTTTCTGTATATGATAGTTGATTATCAAGGTAAAAGTCATGACCTTGTTGATTTACATTTTCCCAAGCCTGACGAGTCTGTCCGTTCAGTTTTAGGAATAATTCGTGAATAATTTGAGCTCTTTCTTTCTTTTTAGACATATTTTCTTCTATATTAGCCTATAATTTAGAAAAAATTAAGCTATTATCCAAGACTTTGGTTTGGAATATGTTTTTTTTCTGAATTTTCCATTTTCGGCCACATTATCAGATGGAAGTGTTACATACTTTACAGCATACGCTAATGCGTCAATTGTATCATCGTGACCCATCCTTGGACCAAAGGTCAAAATTTCGTGCTGTAAATCGAACATTTCTTTTTTAATATGTACACTACCTATTATAATTCTTTGTCCTAAAACCTCTTGTATTCTATCTCTTTTAGACATTCTGGTTCCGGGTTTCTCTTCTCTAAATTGTACTGAAAAATCGTTTCTCCTCCTCATCTCAGCTATGAGAGCTTGAAAAATAGGTCTTGACATTGTGGTTTCCTCTATTACATGGAGTTTGGGGTGGTATAGTTGATTATACTCAAATATTAAATCAACTATACCTTTCTTGCTTTCTCCGGGTATCCCTAAAACCGGAAGACTCCTTTTCCGTATATAGTCAAGAACATATATATTATTATCAGCATCTATGGCTATGTACATAAGGACACTAAAGTCAGATTCTCTTCTTTCCGAATCTGTGGCTGGGTCTACTCCGCAATACACATTAACAGGAATATCTTTCCCGTCAATATTCAATACGCTAACCTCTGCATTTGGTTCCCATCTATATTTACCATTCCAATATCTAAGGTGAGACTGAGTAAAGATAGCATCTTCCGCAGACTGCACTTCCATGTGATACTCCTGCCAATATTTTGCAGGTTGCCCGGAATCCTCGTAAAATTTCTTTTTTTCTTCTAATTTTTCTTTTGGGAACCAACTATTCCATAGTGCAGTTCCATCAGACTGGAGAGCCTTATAGAGTATTACTTTCCACGTAAAATCCAACCCGTCAGCTTCCGCTCTAGTTGAATTAATAATGAGGTTGTTGATAAAAGAGTCAAAGTGCACAGGAGTGCCGTTAATCCTAAGACGGCCATCAGCAGGCTCCAAAGCAGGATGCACAACTGCGGTAACCATATTAGAATTCTTGGAACGAGCCTCTGGAGTAATGGTATTATTTTCGTCTTCAAAATCGTCCAGCACGATGAGGTCATATCTTTTGTGTAGCTTAGCCCCACCTCGAATGCCTGAGATATTCGATTTAGATATGAGTTTACATCCATTTTTTAGCTCTATATCTGATTCTGTCCATTTTAAACCCTTTTGGTTTCCGAAATAATACTTAATTTTATCATTATATTCCAAATGATATTTTACATAATCCATATTTCCCGTCGCTAATTTTTGTGTAGCTGAAACCCATCCATAAAAAAGTGGCCCATCTGCAAAGCAAAATCCATGAATGATATCACACTTGGTTAATACTGTTTTCCCGTGTCCACGGGGCATTATTATGGCTAGGTTGCGGTGTTTATAGATACCATCTTCACCTCTTTCTTCCATGGTATCTGCTATTTCGTAGTGAAAAAATGGTGTCTCGGAGCGCATATAGTCATCTGGCAAAAACAACTTACCAAAAGCTATGAGGTCATTTCGTGCTAATTCTAATCCTTCCTCTGCTTCGCTTATGTTTTGGGTGTTGATATTCACATTGAACTTTTGTTCCATACCAATATCCTGTTGGTCTAGTGAATCCATAGAATGGTGTGCTATTCTGCGTGCTCTGGGAGAGCTTCTTTTTTGCTTTCAATTTGACCCCTCTCTGCTGTCATTAGTTCTTTTGGCGTGAATCCTTGGAATACACCTTTTATTTCAGTCACCTTTTGTTCTTCTACTACTCCAAACGCTTGCCATAGCATCCCTAGAGCTTTCAGTCTGTCGGAGTCGTTCTTTGCTCCATCTACGACATCTTTCGCTGATTCTATTAAGTAGTCCAAATCTACTCCAAGTTTTGAAAATGTATCCTTTAAGTCTTGTCTCACTAATTTTTGTATCCTTTCCTGCTTAATCAAGATTGCAGATTTCTTTTTCGCAGTATCCTCATTATCCGTATTATATACCGCTAGGTATGCTTCAGTAGGATTACTCCCGAGCGATATCCGCTGTGCGAACAATATCTCATTCTTTGTAGGCTCTTTTCGTCCAGTTAAACGCTCATACCAGTTTTTCCCGCTTAATGAGTAAATATCCCCATTTCGTATGCTATCAAGATTAGACTCAGGAGAGACAATATAAGTCCCAGTACAAGTCCCAATAAACTCCTTACTCCCGGTTTTAAATCGTCTAAGTATTTGCATAACATGGTTATCATCTGTCTTAACCCAATCACCTATTAATCCATCCCTCCAATCTTCCTTGTACTCAATTCCGGGTGGGACTTCGCTCACCTTATATACATAGCAGTTTGATTTATTTACTTTATAAGTCTTCATACGGGATTTTAATTTATACACATTTATTATTTATTCCTATATCTATTTCTTTTTCCATATCTATATCTTAGACTGTGCCGGGAGAGTGATAGGGACCCTGCCATATATACGATAAGTTTTCGTTAACTATGCAAACTTTCAAAATTGTAGCAAAATAGTGCATACCGGTGTGTATAGTTGGGTGGGGTGGCAAATGGTTTTTTGTCGTCAAGGATTCGTTATCTTTGATTTTTTTCGTTTTTTTTCATTAAATATAGGTATCTGAGCCTATAATATGAGTCTTGCAAAGTGATGCCTATTGTAGAGCCTAGACACCACCAAATAAGCAATAAATCCATTCATAGATACAATACCTTATATATAAGTAAATCCTAGCTTATTACTTGCACATCTAATTACACCTATAAAACAACCTAGCACCCTAGCACCCTAGCAACCTAGCACATATTTAGCTATTATATATATATATGTATTATGTATTACTTATAATGAGTATAATTAGTAATGCCTCAAATATAGCTAATTACCCTCTATAACTTATTGTATTGAAATCCTAATCCTCTTCTATAAACTACCTATATCTAGTAAAATGTGATTTCAAATTTCAATATTTACATTGGATTTATACCTATAATGTATGATTATTAGTGCCTCAATTAAATTTATTTCACGAAGAGAAAGTAACAAAAGTTACATTTATTTTAAAAAAAACCTTGACTCGTATTAGTTACTAGTGATACATTTGTTACAGATTGATGATATCATTGCTTTTTGAAATAAGGAATTTAATCTACTCCGGAACTGAATAAATATCTGATTGAGGGATTATGGTGTAATTAGATTTTATGACTAGTAATTAACTTGTTTATCATACAATGAATTGAATAAACAACATTAAGAGAAAATCATAGTGCGAGAGCCATCTAGTGTTTACCAAGTTTACTAACAAGGATATTATGCTATGCTAGGACATTTAAATCGGTGAGAGGCATAAATAACTGACAATTATTTTTATTAAGGCACATAATATTGAACTATGCAGAGGTCGTAACTCTGATGTGCCTCTAACTTAATGGAGAACAAATGCTAACATATACAATCAACGAAAAAGGTTATAAAACCTCTTTTAAAAAGTATCCTAAGAAGATGAATATATCCTCTTCAAATGGACTACAATTCCATAAAGAATTACAAAGAGATGATAGCCAAATAATAACAAAAAGCTACAACCTAGATAGAAATAAATCTAAGGCTCAAAGAATGAAAGATTTGTTTAAAAAGCAGAGAGGTATCAAATGAACTTTCATACTAGAGAGAGATTTAAGGCATATTGGATTATAACAAAGCACATTGGATTCTTTGTGCTTATTTCACAAATATTACAACTAGCTAAATAAGGAGAAATTGAAAATGGTAACAAATAAAGAACTAAAACAAATGAATGATAGTGGGGATTACTTTGCACAAGATACAATTGAGGATTGTCTAGAATATTTTGCGAATGAACAGAACGAGAAAATTCAAAAGATATTTGTAGCTACCGGCATATTGATAACTAGCTTACCAATAGAGATAGATTTAGCCGATAAAATGCTTGATGATATCCTTTGTGATGTAACCTTATTAGGTCAAAAACTAATCAAGAAATACAACTTAAATGTGGAGGTAAATTAAGATGACTAAAGCAACTGCAAAGAAACTAGCTAAAAAGTATAAAAAGAAGGGTTGGAAACCGAAGAGTTTTGCGACTCATTGCGAAGAGTTTACTAAGGGAGTAGTTGATGCTATTAAATCTTGTGGTAAATGGATTAAAACTTGGTCTTCTGCAGAGATTGGTGGTCTACCCTCTAATTACCAATCAAATACAGAATATGCCGGTCTGAATATGATAGCTTGTATGGGTAGAATGTATTCAATGGGATATAAGTTTAATAAATGGGTAACCTACAAGGGAGCAATTGCTCTTGGTGGGAATGTTAAAAGAGAAGAGAGTAAGAATTATTTAACTCTCTCTTACTATGAAATTAAACTATATGATGCAGATGGTAAACAGATACCAAGAGGGAATCCGGATAAGATAGAGGTTGAGAAAAGAAGAGCATTTTTTAATACTTTCTATGTCTACAATATAGAGCAATGTGAGGGTATTGAGATGCCTAAAGAGTCAAAGAAAAAGAAGAGAACACTAAAGCCTCTCAAGGATTTTGAGGCTATGGTAGAGAAATACAAACTAGCTTATCCATCTCTTAGTATTGAGGTAAAAGAAAGTGATAGAGCATATTATCAACCATCAAGAGATAAGATTGTAGTGCCGACTATGGAGCAATTCGTTAAGAAATCTCAAGAAATGGGTGGAACTATCTTAGAGGGTAAGCACAATTGGGCAAGAACATTATTACACGAAATTGGACACTCATTAATGAAGAGAATAGCAAAAGATGATGAGATGCTACCGGATAATTTCTTCAAGAATCACGAGAAAGATTATGCTTATGAAGAGTTATGTGCAGAGTTATTTAGTGTGTTTATGGGTATGAGATTAGGACTTACCTATGGGGATAATATGAAGAACTCTGAAAACTACCTAAAAGGGTGGGTTTCGGCTCTTGAAAGCAATCCTAAGTGGATAGTGATGTCTTCAACAAATGCAAACAAGAGAGTAAGAATGTTTGAGGGAGCAATTGCTTAAATAAATAAATAAAAAGGGGGGTGTAATGCCCCCCATTTCATAAGGAGAAATTATGCTAGTTAAACCGGCTGAACAAGATACATTTTCAAGAGAGTATAGTAGAGATTTAACTATAAAAGAATATTTTGATAGTGGTATGCATAGAGAATTTGATGACAATGTAAATCAAACACATTTTGGTCAATTACCTCTATCTGTGAATGAATTTGCTAAAAGGCATAGTGTTTATATAGAGGGAGCAAGAACAGATAAAGGATATAATGACAATGAGTATTATCCTAGCTATCGGAGTTTTATTTGGGAATGCTATTGTGAATACTACGAGGCTTTTAAATACAATGGAAAAGGCTTTTTTGAGTGGATAGGGAGAGTTAATTCAGATATGATTAGGCTACCATATCCAATACAAAAAGATATGATTAGATTCTTTAATGATAGAGAACTTGACTATCAGAAATTTGGAGTTAATCTAGTTACACCTATGACTAAAATAAGGGAGAATAAATAATGGAAAGCTACAACGAAAACTCTGTGGAGTATAAAGAAAATTCTATATTATTATACAATGGGAATCCTCTCTGTAAACTACCGACTTACCGAGTTCAAAATAATGGGGTAACTGATTTTATTATTGATGAAGACAAGGTAATGTTAGAGCAATCAATATACAGAGCAATAGGTATCTATATGGGGTGGATATCGGCAGAACAATGCGAGAGTGGAATCAACTTTAAATATACTAATCTTGATGAAATAGATGTGCATAATGCTTGTGATATATATGTATGGATAGAAGAGATAGAGATATTTGGAGATGATGGAATATGTAGATTGGATATTGAGGATTTAAGCAACTTAAAAACATTAGCAAAAGGAGATATAAATGACTGATTTTAGAACAAAAAGATGGGGATATGAGGTAGAAATCCCTAATAAAATAATATATGTTCCAACCCTAAACCACGACGAGAAAGATAGGTATGATTCTCTTGATGTAGAGGCTACACTAGAAGAGGTAGAATATGCCTTAAAAATGAATTGTGGGAGAGTGCTTAAGGTAGAGGTAACACTTGCTCATAATATATACAGAGATGAGCCAATTAAAAACCAAACTATAACAATTATAATGCAAGGAGAAAACAAATGATGGAGAATAGATACCTAGAGTTGTTATATAGGTCTGTCCTTATACAAGTGAAATTAGAAGATGATGGAGTTGTATTAGATGTATTTAATAATAAGATGGAGAATGTTGCTACCACATCAAAATTATATGAGGACTTTGGAATAGAACAAATAAAGGAGAAAGGAGAAATTAAACTTACAGAAGAGATGAACAAGGAAGAATTGCTAGAAAAGTTAAAAGAAGAGAAATCTATTAGTGAACATTTTTATTGGGTACAAAAGGAACTGCGAAAAGATATAAAAGCATTAAAAGAAGAAATAAAGCATCTAAAAAATAAAGGAGAAAACAAATGAAGAGAAATAGAAAAGAGCCATTAGATATAATGTGTATGTATTTAACAATATTAATTCACATCTTATGTATAGGTGGGATTGTGTTGTTAGTGAAATCTTTTATAACTAGAATAATATGGGGGTTTTAATATGAGTGAATTAAAAACAACATCAATGGTAGCTTTATTTGGAGAGTTATTATGTGATAATCAAAAAGAAAAGAACGATTGGAAGAAGAGAATGTTTGAGGCTACCGGAATGCTTGATTTCCCTAGTGATTGGGACGAGTTATCCGAAGACGAAAAGCAAAAGCGACTAGATGGTGTAATCAAGATAGCGAGGGAAGAATAATGGATAAAGAATGGATTAATGCTAACTTGAAACCGGCTTTAAGGCAAGTGGTTAAAGAGATGCGAGAAGCCGACCATATATTATTAAATAGAATAGAGAACATAGAAAAGAAAATCGGTATAGATATGACTAAACCGGAAAGGAGAGAAGAATGGCGATAGTAAAGAGAAATGAGTGGTCGTGTGGTGGTATGCTTTGGGATTGGAATGATGAATTACCTCAATGCGACCATTGTGGAGCAAATTCAGAAGAAACTGAACTATCATCAACTGCTCATAGTGGGGGTGTTATATGTGGAGATATTGAATGTTGGAATGAGTATATGTGGAGTAATGTGTGGGGAGATATAATAACACCAAATGAGGTAGATGTGGTTGTCTGTGATAGATGTGGAGAAGATGAATCTCAAACAGATATAGTAGATGACTATGTAGATTGTTCAGATGGGAGTGAAGATGTGTGTGTGGATTGTCTTGAGGACGACCACACAGAGCAACAAATAAATGATATGTTAAATAAATAATAAGGAGAATCAAATGAAAGCAATAAAAGAGTTACACAATGAAATATCAGATGTTATGGAAGAGTTGGACAATAGTAGAAAGTTTATTAGAGAACTACATTATATAATGGGTATGGACACAGAGTCGCAAGATTGCTCTTTACTGAAGAATAAGATAGTTGCTATGAGGAGTGGTAATAATGATGGGTTAAGTGCAGAAACAAATCACATCATAGACCTAACACTAAATGCAGTTCAACTACAACTTGATAATATCTATATGTATAATGATGAGCCATACATTGATGTAAATGATTATACAGATGAGATTAATATCTTGTTGGTTGGTAAGGACGATACATTTTCCCTAGATGAAACAGAGGTTAGGGATTGTGTATATGATGACTTGACACCTAAAGAGGAAGAGCCTAAAGAAGAGGATAGTTCAGAAGAAACAACAAAGGAGAATGAGAATGAGTAACTATAAACAAGTCGTAGTGTGGAGAGGATTGTTATTATCTGAATCTGACACACCAAGCCTAGATGAGATAAATAACTTTGAAAGGTATCTTGATAAGGAGATGAACTTTAAAGTTAAATACATAACAGAATATAAAACAAGAGCAGATAAGGGAGATGAGAACACCGGTGGGAGAAATGATGTTCTGTTTTATATACACAACGATAACATACCAAAGTTTGCTATGTGGAGATTGCAAACCGGTGGAGAGGTGTCTTGGTTGGAAGATTACCTAGACAATGGTGGTAGAAAGTTAATACCGGCAAGTGAATATAATAAAATAAAGGAGATAACAAATGCCTAATTGGACATTTAATACACTAGAAGTTAGACCAATGGAGTATCAACTAGATAACGACAAGGAAAAGAAAGATGCAGTAAAGCAATACAAGGACTTTGTCAAGAAATCTTTCAAGAAAGATAAAGAGGGCGACGAGTATTTCACACTTGGTGGAGTGTGTCCTATGCCTAAATCTCTAATGATAACAAGTGGAACATCTACCGAGCAAGGAATGGCTTACATTGATTGGTTGGAAAATGGAAATCCCGAGAGGATAGATGAGATACTTAGCTATGGGTGGATGAATGATAAGATACAAAGAATGAATGAAGATGTGAGAAGAGATGAGGCTTGTAAATACCTAGCTAGTAGACAGAATGGAGATGATTGGGAAGATTCCTTGAAAGAGGGACGAATTGCTCTTGATAATATAAAAAAGTATGGGTATAAGGATTGGTATGGTTGGTCTTGTGCTAATTGGGGGACTAAATGGGATGCCTCTGAAAGCTACATAGCAGATAGAGATGATGAGGATTTAATGATACAAATCCAATTCAATACTGCTTGGTCGCCACCAATGGATTGGCTACAGAAAGCAACAGAGAAATACCCATTCTTACAATTCTGTATGAGTGTAGAAGAAGAGAGTGAGGCATTCGTTGGCAGACCGGTTGCTCAGTTTGGTAGAGTATCCGAGAATCTAGTTAGTGTAGACTATCCGGAAAGAAATACTCAGAGTGCTAAAGTGCTTGGGATGGACTTATAATGGGTAGAATAAAAGATGCTTGTTGGGATTGGCTTGATGATTGTGGCTATGATTTAGGCTATGATTGGGATAGTCTTCCACAACTAAGAGATATGGAAAGGGTAAAGCTAACAAAAATGACACGAAAGGAGTATTATGAGCAAGGTAAGAAATAAGATAGATATGCAACAACTTACAGAAAATGCTAAAGTGCAAGAAAAGTTAGATATGTTATTATTTTGGTATCAGAATTTCTGCGATTGGGTAGAGGTTAAAGATAAGAAAATATATAATGAGTGTTGTGAGTATGCAGATAGCATTGAGGCAGAGAGAGAGTTGTCTGACGAGGAGTTATTTGAAGATGGAGAACTCAATCTTGAACAAGCAGAGGAGAAACTAGAGATGCTCTTTAAAAATGAAGAGATATCTGAACTATGTTATAATAGCCACAAAGCGAGGTTTTAATGAAATGACAAAAATAGAAAAATCAAAGGGTGGTAATCACATAGAGGTATCTAAAAAATACAAAAGCAGATTTAGAGATGGTGGTAAGTTTTGTAATAAGTGCAAGAAAGTAAGAAAGCTAGATGAATATTACACTACTGCATCCATCTGTAAAATCTGTATGCTTAAGTTAAACAGACAAAGGAGTAAAAAGAAAAACAAACCATTATGGTAAAGGAGAAACAAATGACAAACTATCAGTTTACTATTGGAGAAACTCGTAACGAAGAGCCGAAAACAAAAACCGGTAAGGTCTTGATGCATCTTCAAAGAGAGGGGAGCATAACATCTTGGGATGCTATCCAACTTTATAGAGCAACTAGATTGTCGGCTATTATATATAATCTTCGTGATGATGGGTATGACATAGAGAGCAAGAGAGAATCGGACTCTGACTCTAATTGGACTCGTTACATATATAGGGGGAAAATACTATGATAACAGAAAATGAAATAAGAAACCAACTAGCAATAGCACAAACAATGAAAGAAAATAAGGATTGGTATGATGAACTTGACAAGTGGGCATTATTTGGTTATATACATTCATTGCTCTATGTGTTGGGAGAACTCAAACCTAAATACAGAAAGGAGAATATCTAATGAGATTCTATGCAGATGTGAGGATAGAATGGGGTGTAGATATGGATGCAAATAGTGAAGAGGAGTTTGTATCACTCTTAAAAGCATCCTATAAAGATGAATATAATATAGACCTACAAGATGATGAGGTCATAACAATAATAAAGGAGAAATCAAATGAGCAATAAACTAAAAAGTATAGAGCCAAATGAAATCAGAAGATATTGGAATCAAGAGGCAAGTGATAAACTAAAAGGAAGAACTATTGTTAAGGTTGAGTATATGTCTGATGACCTTGCAAATCATCTTGATTGGTATAAAATACCTATTGTAATGACTCTTGATAATGGGTGGAGAATATATCCTCAACAAGATGATGAGGGTAACGATGGTGGTGCTTTATTTATAGAACACACCGGAGAAACTGAAACTCATCCTAGCTTTCCCAATGAGGTATTTCTCAAATCAAGTGTAATGCCCAATATAACACCTAATAGACAATAGTTGTATTTGTATCTAATGTTACATATATTACAAAGGAGATATTATGGCTAGAATACCGGATTACGAAAAAATGAGAGAAGAACTTGCTTTATATGAGGCAGATAACTTAGGTCGTAGCGACTTATCTAACATCCTACTTTTTGGAACTAGTGGATACAGAGAGATGGAAGATGAGGATGTTATAAGTATCTATGTAGATGTCTTTGGAGCAAAACAAATACCAAAAATAGAAATGGGGGAAACCAATGGAAAAAGATAAAGGGAGAGCAATGAACATCAGAGGACTTGATGAAACATTATATAATGAATTTAAATCGGCAGTTTATTCGTCCGGCTTTAAGAATGTTAAAAATGCAATAGTAAGTCTAATGAAAGTGTTTGTAGCTAAATCTAAGCAAAACCTACATCAGTAGCACCTCGTATTAACTCTATTTCCTCTTCAGTTAGGTGGTCGGATAGGCAAAAATAAAGGTCTTCATCTTCGGATAGACAGCTAATATCATATTCATTGTCATCTAGGTCTAACTTTTCATAAATAGAGGAGATTTCATCAGTAGCATCATCAAATTCAATTCGTAAAATATATGTTTTTTTACCTTTTGTCATTGTTATAATATACAAAAGATATTTGGTGGGTGTAACATAATACTTGTAAAGAATATTTTACAGATGTAATTTTACAATATGATAGTTGATGATTTAAGAGAGTTTATAGAGAAGAATGGGGTTAAACAAGTATGGTTGGCTAATAAGATAGGTATATCGGAGTCATACTTATCCCTTATCCTCTCTGAAGACAGAGTGGTTACAGAGTCAATTAAAACTAAAATCAAATCAATCATAGGAGAATCAAATGAGTGAAAAGAAAGAAAAAGCAGTAGAGGGAGTTACATTTAAAGAGATTTGGGAAACTTTATCTAATGTAAATGTAAATGAACACACCGAAGAAAAGGGTGGATTAACTTACTTATCTTGGGCTTGGGCTTGGGATACATTAATGAAATACTACCCTCAAGCAAAATACGAATTCACTATGTTCAATTGTGGAGAACATTCAAACGAGAAAGATGTCTGTTATTATTCAGATGGGACTTGTATGGTGGAATGCACAATGGATATAGATGGAAATCAGAGAGTAATGTGGCTACCGGTTATGGATTATCGTAACAATGCTATTCCTAAACCACCGGCTAGGGCAATATCAGATACTAAAATGAGATGTCTTGTTAAGTGTATAAGTATGTTTGGATTAGGAGCATACATATATGCCGGAGAAGACCTACCAAAAGGAGAACAATAGAAATGGCTATACTTAAATTCAATGAAGATATAATGACTTGTAAAATGAAATCAGATACCGGAGTTGCAGTAACCGGAGATTATGGAACACAATATAAGTGGGAATGCAATGCAGATGATGTGTTTTATGCTACCGAGCAATTCAACACCTTGTTAAAAGCAAGTGGTGTTAAAGAGGGAGATGTTCTTTCAATAAGAAAGAAAAAGAAAGAGGATATTCAAGGGAAAGTATTTATGGTTTTTGAGGTTAATGGAAAAACCATTGATGACTTTAATGGTGCTACAATACCAACCACTCCACAAGCACCTAGTCCGGCTACATCCCCTACAACTGATAAGGTCGCAGAGCTAGAAAAAAGGATTAAGGCTCTTGAAGATACTATTGGAACACCGGCAGTATCTAAAGAGGACATACCCTTTTAATGCAGAGAGTTAAAAAGAGGTTTACTGATATTCTTAAGTGGGAGAAAGAGTGGTTTCTCTCGCTTGAGATTAACGATAAACTAGTATGGCTTTATCTACTTGATAATTGCGACGAGGCGGGACTTTGGAATGTGAATTGGAGATTATGTTCAATGCTTACGGGTGTTCCTTTAACGGAATGCCCACCGGCATTAAAACATCAACTAGTAGAAACCAATCACGACAAGGTGGTTTACATTAAAGACTTTATGGACTTTCAGTATCCGGATTTCCTAAGTAAAAAGTCTTCAATGATTGTTATGTGTATCAAAAGGCTCATCAAATATGGAGTTATTTCACAAGAGGAGTTTGATGATGCACAAAATCAGAGTGGTAATCAGAGTGCCGGAAGAGTCCAAGATATAGATAAAGAAATAGATAAAGAAATAGATAAGGCAATAAGAGTAAAGAAAGATGTATCTCTTAAAAGCATAGATAAGGAATTCTTAGATGAACTACAAGGGAAATACTTAGATGTAGATGTTACCCTAGAGTTTGATAAGTTTAAGGATTATATAGCATCTAAAGGAAAGAGATATAAAGACTACCAAGCCGGTTTTAGAAATTGGGTTAAGAGTCCATATGTTGAGAAGACCGATAAAATACGAAATGAACTCAGAAGAAAGAAACAGATGGAAGAGCAGAGAATAAGAGAAGAAGAGTATCAAAAACAACTTGACGATGGAGAAATTGGATTGCCCGATGACTTTAAAGATGTTGTAGGTAACTTAACTAACAAATGGAAAATGAATGACTAAGATAGATGCACAGACATTAAAAGCATTCTTAGACTACTCGGGTTGTGATTTATATTTTAAGGCACAACCATACATAACTAGTGGAAATCATATTGAAATAAACTCAATAGATTATTCTCAGTTAGTAGAGTGGCTTAAGGATTTCAACGATAAATCTGAAGAGTAGGGTCTGATGATAGATTGTTCATATTACTAGACCCGAAAGGCAACTCTAGTTTATATGATTGAAATCTTATCTCGGGAATCAGAGAGTGGTTGGCTATTTATTCTACCACCTTACTCAAGGTGGGGGTAGGGTGGCGACTCTATCTTCGCCTTAAAATTAGGTAGGTGTCCTAGTGTTTTGGATAGGATGTTTACTCGTCGAGAAAGTTGGGGAACTCTAGGTGTGTGTTGGAAATTAAGTCCTTTCGTCCGCACTAAGAGTTCCTTGGCTTATAAAAAGGAGAACAAATGATAAAAGCAGAAATTAGATTTAAAAATGCAACCTTTATGAATGCATTAGAAAATAGTAAATATAAATCTATTGCAGAATTGTCAAGGGTTTCCGGAATTAGAACTGGAACTCTTTATCATATTGCATCTTTAAAACACACAAACATTAGCACACAAGACCAAACCAAATTAGCAGAAATGTTAAATTGTGATGTGTATGACTTGTTTGAACAATATGAAGAGGTTATTAAGAAAAGCAAGGGATATCCAAAGAAAATAACTAAGGATATTCCTATTGATTCAATGTTATCTCTATCATCAAAAAATGTAATGCAGTTGGAATCAGATTACAACACAGATGATATTGACAATAGAGATTCGCTAATAAAAGATATGAAAGCCTCACTTTTTAAATTAAAAGATAGAGAGAGGGATGTTATAGAATTGCATTTTGGTCTTAATGGTAAGTGTCCTACAACTTTAGATGGAATCGCCTTAGAATTTGGTTTGACTAGAGAAAGAGTTAGACAAATTAAAGAAAAGGCTATTAGAAAACTAAGGCACAAGGAACACCAAAAATTAAGAGGATATGTTCGGAATAAAGATATTGGGAACGACCCAACCAAAGAAACCTATTCATCTAAATACTCAAGAGAATTAAAGATAGAAAATAGGAGAATCAATGAATCCGATTGAAATATATAATGAGTTTCTTGTTAAAAAAGACAAGGAGCATAAGTTAGAAAGAGCAAAGGATAATCCGGATATGTATGAGGCATCAAGTTCCGGTCTTTGTGTAAAAAAGCATTATTACAGAAAGATAGGAGCAAAACAAAAGGGTGCAGATGTTGATGGATTAAGGATAATGAGGCTTGGAACTATAATGGGAGAAGATTTCGCAAGAGGTATTGATGAGAAAGCAAAAGATAATCCCAATTATAAGTTTTACCAAGAAACATTATTAAAGTCTGAATATCTAGGAGTAGCCGGTCATCTTGATTTATTAATAGTAGATGAGGATGGTAATGGCTCTCTATATGATTGGAAGACGGCAAACTCATTTAAATATAAAAATGTATTTAATCATAAGAATCCAACGATTAACAACGAACTACAAGTTGGAACTTATGCTAGTATGAGTGTTGAAAGTGGATTGTGTGATAAGATAGTGCATCTAGGATTGCTCTATTACAACAAAAACGATAGCAAAATGGAAGAAAAAGTGTTAAGCCTAAGTGTTATGCAAGAGGCAGAAAGATATTGGATAAATGCCCGACATTTTGTGAATGAACATATTGGCTCAAATACTGAGCCTAAGCTAACAAACGGAATTGTTCCGGTTTATAAATGGGAGTGTGGTAAGTATTGTAACTATTCGGATATTTGTGATTCTCCATTGAATAAATTATATAAAGGTGGTAAATTATGAGACCTATATCACACGAGCTGAAACACATATGGATAACGGCAGATGGTAGGATGTTCTTTGACAAATTGAAAGCAGAAAGACACCAAAAGCGACTTGAAAAGGAGAATCAAGAAGATGATTGAACTTAAAATAAATGGTAACCCTATCCCTCAAAAGCGACATAGGTATCGGAGAGCATCTAATAGAATAATAAGTTATGACCCGAATAGCCGGGACAAACAAGCATTTGCGATGCAACTCGCCTCTATGATGCACTCCAAACCATTTAATGAGCCATTATCTGTAGAAATGATATTCTATATGAAGAGACCTAAGAGCCACTTTAGGACGGGAAAGTATTCTCATAAACTCAAAAAGGGCATCGGAGAAGACCACTCAAAGAAACCAGATATTGACAATCTGGTAAAATTTGTTATGGATTCTGGCAATAAAATTCTTTGGAAAGACGATGCTTGTATTTCACACCTAAGAACAATGAAAGTATATTCGCTTAATCCAAGAACTGAGATAAGAATATGGACTCAGAGCGAAAGCTAAGACGATATATAATCAAAAAATATGGAGAACTACCTATGTCTACACCTATTGTAAAAATGACAAAAGTTGAGAGAGAAAAAAGCTATTGTGAAATGTGTAAGCAGAGCATAGCATTAAAGAAATCTTTTGTATATGAATCAATTATAAACTATCTAACAAAAACCGATGATATGACCATATGTGAAACTTGTGCCAAAAGAGAACATGGACCAAAAAATAAATATAAATTCAAAGATTTAGTTAAGGATTTAAGTGCCAAGTAATTCATTAAATAGTAGAATTCAACAGAAAACATACTCTAGCCAAATGGATGGGATAAGGGTTGGACAATGGCAAACCTTTAAACCTTTTACACAAGAAGAAATATTAAGAATAAAAGAATATAAAAAGAAGATAGTATTTAAAGATGGGACTATAACTAGTAACAGAGAGGTAGATAACTCCTATAGAAAGACCAATGTAGGTTGGCTATATCCTACACAAGAAAACAGATGGATGTATGAAAGGATTGCAGATTGCATAGTTAGTTCAAATAATAAGCTATGGAAATTTGATATCTTTGGAATCAACGAGGCATTTCAATATGCTATATATAATCAAGGTCATCACTACGATTGGCATTTAGATACCGGTGTGGGAAATATGACAAGAAAAATATCTGCATCGCTTCAACTATCCTCCCCTACAGACTACAATGGTGGGGAGATGATAATCAAATCAAATAGAGAGTCTATTATATGCCCGAAAGAGTTAGGGACATTAGCCGTATTTCCATCATTTTTATTACATAAAGTTAAACCAATAATAAGTGGGCAACGAGAAAGTCTAGTTATATGGATATCCGGTCCACCTTTTCGCTAGGAATAAATATATGAGTATCTCAGATTACGATGGTGCATTAAAACTTAAAGACATTGATAAGAGTGTGGTTACACCTTTAGATAAATACAAGCCATACTTTTGTCCATTAAAACACAATAAATACGATATAAATTGTCCATCTTGTAAGGCAATATATGGTATACATAAATAGGAGAATCAAATGACTAAAACACCAATAAGTTATTTGGTTTGTTGGAAAGATATGCTTAAAGATTCAGACGAGCCTCTTCCAATGAGACCATTTGACACCAAAGAAAGTGCAGAGGCATATGTGCTAGGATGTGCAGATGTCATATGTGTAACATCAAAAGACGAAATGGAGCCATCAGATGTTGCAAGGGACTTCATAATAACACCAACAGAGTAGTGGATTTAAAAAAAGAAACAAAAGAATATCTTAGCTATGTGAGGTCAAATGTATGCCTCGTGTGTGGAGCTACACAAGTGGATGCAGACCATCTCAAAGCTAGGGGAATGGGCGGTGGTGCAAAAAAGGGGACACACACGGGAACTCTTCAAGATTTCACTTGTGTTCCTCTTTGCCGTCTTCATCACACAGAAAGACACTCTTTAGGATTAAATAGATTTCAAGATAAATATAAAATAAATCTATGGAAAGATGCATTTCTTTTGCTTAGGAGTTGGTTTACAGAATGAGTCCCGTAGCAAAAACAAAATCCTTTAGAGCAACAATTAATAAAAACACTAGAGTTCTAAAAATCCTCAATAGAAAGAAAATGTCAGAGTTCCTAGAGACCTTAGAGGGAGAGGTAGATATTACCATCTCTGAGGTCAATTCTAGGACACACTTTCAAAATAATTATTATTGGAAGGTTGTAGTTAGGGTTTTTGGAGATGAACTTGGCTATACTAGGGAAGAGATGCACGAGGTATTAAAAAATCAATTTAAGATAGAGTCTACATCTAAGTTAGATAGGGATGAATTTCGTGATTATTTAGATAGAATTATTAGATGGGCATCTGTTGATTTTGGAATCTTAATTCCCGACCCCGAACAAGAAGAGGATTAGTATAAATTACCACTCCCTCTTTTTCTTTTCTTCCTTTTCTTATTAAGTGTTCCACCCGTCCTTTTTCTTCTTTTTTGCTTACCGGTTTTTCTATCCTCATAAAAATAATAATCTTTATCTTTAAAGCCACCCCCAAAGAAAATCCTTTGAATAAAATTAAATTCTATTTCTCTTTGTTGATAGCTTGGATATTCATTACCCATAATTGTATCATATAAATCTACAAGTGGTTGAACATCATCAACACCCTTGATTGCACCGGCAGTTCTAGCCGCTAGTTTATACCCCGGCAACATACTTTTAGATGCTCTATGTAAAGACTTTGTAAACATTTTTCCATCTCCGGCTAGGGCATATTCAAATATATCTATAAACATTCCGTATGTATTATCTGCTATACTGCCCGGACTCCACATAAAAGCATCCGGAACTCTATATCCCCAACCATACTCATTCGTTTCATCTTTTTGCCCATAAGTAATTCCTAATAGTATTTCCTCAATAAATTTCATTATAGCTAATCTTCCTACTAATCCTTTAAAGCCACCCCAAAACTTTCTTTTTCCCCTATTAGCATCTCCACGACCACCTAATCGCCCTCCCATATATTCTTGTCCACCTTGATATATCTTTTGAACATCATAAAACATTTGTCTATTTAAGCTCATAGGGTATACTAAAACTTTCATAGCCATCTTACCTACTCCACTACCTAATTCGGCAACACTCCTCATAAATCTTCTATAGTCCCAATTAACCATTGGACCGGCTATGTGTTTTGCAATTCTATGAGCTAGATAATGCATTGCTAATTCATCCCCTTGTAACGCTTTATCAATTACCGGTCGTAAGGCGTCTTGAACTGATTTATATTGACCAACGTGGTCCCACATAATCACATCCGGTAAATTTTTTCCACCTATTGAAACTCCGTCATATGATTTAGATTTTTCTAAGAATTTAAGTTTATTATTGGCAGCTATTTTAATTTGCGACATTACATGGTCATAAACAGGACTATAAATACCCCATCTATTCGTGGTATCACTATTTTGAAACATATTCATCCAAGCCATACCTATTTCTCCAGCAACCCCCATTTTTCTTAAGAATTCGTGGTCTTGCTTTCTAACCATATCTTCTTCTATCCCTCTAATATTAGCCACACCGGACATAAATGCTTGAATCTTCAGAGGGTTACTTTTTAAATCTGCTACATAGGTTGGATTTTTAGTTACATCTAATTGTCCTTTAATTGTCGCTCTTTGTTTTATAAGATGTTTCATATATGTTTTTAGTTGAGGAAGTGGCATATATTGAATACCGGTAAGAACCTGAGCTAAGTTTCTTCCTATAATCTCGGGACCTAAGAATGCAGTTTTCATAATCATTCCGATTCCCATATTAATACCTTTTACATACATATTATCAACATCATCGGGTCTATTGTAAAGTTCTTTTACGAACTTTCTCATAAATCTATCTACCGGTAGTGGTGCCTTACCGCTTTGAACGACATCTCTAAATGGTTGAACACTAGGGTCTAAATAATATTTAGCATTCAATGTTCTTCCCCATCTAATTACATTATCAATTGCATTCCCCTCTGCTCCACCCATATTCTTTCTACTTTTAGGTGCAGCTGCACTCATATCTTTATTTGGATTAGACTCCGGCATCATCTCTTCCATCCCAACAACTTCTTCTAAGTTGGGCATATAGTTCTCTGTTATAATTAAACCATCAGTTTTATTTAATTGCTCCTTAAAAGCCGCCGCACCATCTTCCACTAGAATTCTATCAAGCTCTTCCATAACACCTTTTTTAACACCCCTTGGAACAGAGCCGGTGTCTTTCCAATGCTGGAATCTATTTACCTTAAACCTTTCTATGTGTTCACTCTTATCTAGTATTTTTCTTAGCTCATCATATACTCTCCGTTCGCCTTTATTTAAATCCTTATCGTAACTAGCCTTGCCCTGTCCAACCGCCTGTATTTTAAACATTCTATTAACATCTATCTTACGATGATTAGTTGTTCCATATACATCCCAAAGAGCTTGTAATAAGTCGTGGAACATTTCATCATTTTTCTGTTCCATAACACTATGGTTCTGAGCGGCATTCTCTACCATTGAATGAGCAGGAATTCCCATTTGTTGTTGTATAATATCTGCAAATCCTTCGGTATTATTAAACATTGTAACTAGTTTCTTAAAGAATCCGGGTTTCTGTATAGGTCCTTTTGCGAGAATAATCTTAGCATCTTCAAGTAAGGTTTTATCCTTTGGAACATATGATTGATGGTCTTCTAAGATATAGTCTAGGGCATGGTCATTATCTAGTTTTCTTATTTGCTCTGCTGCACTTCTTTCTGATATCTCCTTTACATGACCACCTATATCTCCAATGTTCATTTTCTTACCATTTATTATTTGCCCTATATTTTGGTAAGCTCTTAATGTATAAACATAATAACTTATCATTTCCGCAGCTTGTTCGTTTAATAGTTCCCCTTTTTCATTTTCTTTTAATAAGTCTGCAAGACTATTAGTCTTTTTGAATAATTTTTTCTTATGCTTTTTTAATAGTTTGTCAGAAACTATATCGCCTTCTTTCAACCAATCTTCAATCATATGGGCTGCTTTATTTGCCTTAAGGGCTAATTCTTTATTTTTATCTGGTGGTAATGTTTCTCCTCTTCTCCAATGGTTGCTTCTATAAACCTCAAAATCATCTATAGCCTCATCAATTTGCTTATTTCTTAAGTTTAACTGACTTACACGACTATGAACTTTCTTCATCCAACTTTGAACATTCTTTGGGAGTGTCTCAAAGTTCTGCATCATCTCAGTCCAATTATCTTTATCAATGCCTAACCCTTTAGCTTGTTTTCTTATAAATCTAGGTAAGTCTGCAAATAATACATTTCTACCTGCATCAATCGCCATACCGGTTAGCTTCATCATATTATTTATATTTGCCGGTGTTAATGGACCAGAACCAAACTCTAAGCTAGTATCCCACTCTCTGGAATTCCTAAAGTAATCTGCATTACCATCCAGAACCGCTGATTGTTGGTCTGGAGTAAGGTTTTTAAATTGAGTTCCTTCTTTTATCTTGAAACTCATCATTTGCTGTTGACCTATTCTATCTATGAGCCCTTTTGCCGTTCTCTTGCTACGGAAAACTGGTAGGTTTTCCCTGAAGATTTGACTAATTTGCCCCGTGTTGGCCGCTTCTTGTCCGAGGATGCTAAGATATGCTCTGTTAGCTTGTTGCGTCGTACCTGCGTACCCTGTGAGGCTTTCAAATTCCCCGACTTCTGTTTCGTAGTTTGTGTCATAATAATCTGCTATCCTTTCTATTGTATTTATATCTAAATCATTTTGGTCCCAAATAAGAATCTCAGACTTATCTCCCCTTGGGATTATTGTTTTATTATCTAAACCAAATTCCGTTAAAGACTCTTTTAACTCCGGTACTAATTCTGTTGGAATAGTCATTTTATGTAACCTATGAGGACCCGCCTCATCTCCATAGAAATTAACCACATCTTTTTGCTTACCCATCATTCCTACATATGCACCTCTAACTCTCATCTTAGCCCTAACATCAGGTGATGTTCCTTCAACCGTACTCACCAATGAATTTTCATCGCCCCATTCCTCTGTAAATCCTGCTGATTGGTCTAAATCTGCTTTTAATCCAAGTTCTTTGTCTAACTTGCTCAATGTCTCTTGAAATTGAACCGCTTTTGGACTACCCACATTCTCAATAGCTTGCTCTGTGGTCATTAATGGGTCTCTAGCATCTGAGGCGAATTGAGTTCCGGTCTCAGGCTTTTTAATAATACCCTTATCAGCAAGGAAGTTTTGAAGATTATTCTTGTATTCTTGTGCCTCATATACTTGCCCGGATATTTCTTCATATCTTTTGCTTTCAGGTTCTAATTTCGATAATTGCTCATTTTTATTTGATATAAAGTTATTAATATCAGTAAGTCTTTTTTGACCTTCAGCAAATGTTGTTACTGGTTTTGAAAATTGCTTTAATGGTTTTTTAGTTCTTACATTAGTGGGCGCATCTCCAAATGCAATATCTTCAGCTTCTGATACTTCTGGTTTTGGTTCTGGTTTGGCAGTTTCTATTTTAGGAGTTTCTACTTTTGCCTCAGTAGTAGCTTCTCGAGCCTCTACAATATTATTTATATTTGTTTGCCATTCATTAGTTAATCCATCTAATTCCATTACCTGTTCAGATGTTATAGGAACTCTTTCTCCAGTTGCTGAATCTGTGATATAACCCTCGGATGCTTCGCTTAAAACTTTGTCTAACTTAGCTTGTGCATTTACGGATGACATTTGGGAGGAACCTTTGGCGAGATTAGACATCTCTGTATTAATCTTGGCAACCTCGGGCATATCAGTTATTTTAGACTTTGCATTAAAATTCATTTCTGCTAATGTTGGGACTTTCCCTCCACGAGTTTGCAGATTAGCAACCACACCATCTGTTGCTTTACTTTTATTCGCAGCGTATTCTTCGGGCGTAACCTTATGATGATGATATTCTTTCTCTATAATCCTATTAAGATGTCTTAATTGAGCTGCGTGATGGCTTAATTTCATTGGATTGCTTTGTAATTTTTTAATTACGGTGTCTATTAAAACCTCTCCTTTTGTTTTCCCGGAGTCAACATTCTCTAATCTTCCTTGTTTTGTTTTAACAGATATTAAGTGAGGTTCATTTCTTTGTGATAACCAATTCTTATCACCCTTTGTAAATGGAACTCTATGCATCTGTCCATCAGCACCTCTTATGACTTCGCCTCTATCGTATATTCTCCCAAGCTCATCTTGCATCTTTTGCATTCTCTTTCTTACGGTCTTAGTATCTTTCACTACTCCTCGAGCAGTTTTTATAGTACCAAAAGAATGAAGTCCAGCAAAAAATAAACCATTAATTATTTTATTGTGATTATCGTGAGGATTATCAGGGTCATCAGGTGTCATAGCATATCCTAGTCCAAATGCAAGTGGTGTCTCAGAGCCTTTTGCTGTCCAATATCTACCTCTGCTGTATCCTTTATTTAAATATGCACCTCCTTCAAAAAGTCTTCCAATAGAACCCAAACCAGTAAATAAGGTTGCCATTGCGGTTGAATGTCCTGCTATCTCCAACCTATCCATCAATGTAGTATTTTCGGGCATTTTATACATTTGTCCATGCGCATTAAATGCTAATAGATTAGTACCATATTGATTAAGCATACTTCCACCTCTAGTAGTGGAATGCCATTTTGCAAATCTTTGCAGATTCGTTGTAGCGTTTACTGCACCTGCAGCACTAGTACCGGTCTTAACTAAGTTGCTTCCAAATGCTGCTTTATGTAATAATTGACTACCTTTTGTAGTAACTTTAGCAGCCGCACCATATGGAACTAAGAAACTTGCTCCAAATCCAGCTAAACTCCCTATCGTATAAGCCCATTCATCATATGCGCTTCTACTTTCTAGTTTATCTATATGTGGAGCCTTGTAGCCTAAAGTTAATTCTTTTAAAAATGCATGACCACCTCTACCAAAAGAGCTATCAGTTGCTTGTCTATAATCATAATCAAGACCATAAACCTCTTTCATTAAATTATGTTGAGCTTCACGACTAGGAACGCCACTCTCTTTCCAATCTTGCATCGTCTTATACCACAATGCATATCCCGGATTTTGCATATTTTGATACATATCCATTGCGTGTTCAGCTTGAATGTAAGCAGTTAAAGGTCCTAAATTTGCTCCCTTTCTTGTAGTATCTGATAAAAACTTTTTAACTAAAGTAGCATTAGGGTCGTCATAGTTCTTTACATATTCATTAAAATCTCCAGTCTCATCGTCGTCTATCATTCCACCTAATCCGGGAACAAATGTTTCATAGTCATTGCTAATGAAATTTACATAATTATAATTTAAGTTTTCTTTCCAAGGAGCATCATAAACATTGCTAGACCCCCAACTATCATTATCTACCCTTGAGCCTTTTATTCTTTCTTTTATATAGTTATCTTTATATGCTTGAGTGAGGTTGAATTCTTGACCACCAGTTAAATCAATTAACTGCCCACTAAGTCCCTTTTTCACATTTTCATCTATATCATTTTTATCTTCCAATAAAGATACATATTCTTCAACTTTGTTTTTATTTCTTTCTATTCTTTTTGAAAGGGATGATATGGTATCTGATGTAGGTCTATTATTTGAGGCTTCATTATCTGCAACTATAGACTCTGCGCTCTTTTTTGCGTAATAATTTTCCTGCATCTCCCTAAGCTCTTCAGCTTCTTTTCTTTTTTTATGACGCAAAAGCCTTTCGTCTTGGTCTAAACTCTGCTCTTCTAATAATGTTCTTAATAAAGACATTTATCTCCTAGCTGCCGTTAGTGAATCATTCCAATATGTATATTTTAATTCATTTCTACTTGTCGTAAAATGGTCTCCAAACAAATCATACATATTATTTAGAGCTTCTTTAAATACTCTCTCATTATCTTGACTCATAGTTCCTTGTCTAAATGCTTCAAAATTATCAACAACATAGTCAAAATTAGATTTAGCCTCGAGTAAAATAGCCATGTTTTCTTTATCATCTCCACCTAATTGACGGAAAGCTCCAGATAGAATTTTATTCTCTAATTCTTTTGTGAATCCAGCTAATGGAGCTGTTAGTTCTCTATCTTCAGCCCATTTTATAACTTCATCATCGTATGTTGCTTGTCCTGTCGGAGACGTAGTAATATTAAAAACAGATTCCGCACTAAATGGTGATGGCATCTCACCATAACTAAATGGATTCCAACTTGTGTCATATTTATTACTAGCCCCGGGCTCTCCCATAACGTAATTTTTACCTTCCCAGTTAGCATAAGCCTCATCTAAAGTATTATTCGGCAATAATATGTTAGGAATATTCAATGGATTGATAACAGAGTCGCCAATTGTTATAGTTCCATCTACTCCTTTTAATTGAGAAATAAATTCATTTAACGCCAGAGCTGTAGCGTTCATCTTATTATCATCCCATTCACTATCATCCTTTAAATATCTCTCCCCATCCTCTACGTCTATTTCTGTATTTAGATTATAATCCATAAGGTTTTGTAGGTATGGAACAAATCCTTGGGCTATTGTATTTATTTTCTCTTCTTTATTTGCCTTAGTCCTGAAAGCAGTCCTAGCATTTTGTCTTTCTTCTTCATTGTCTATTATGTTATTTGCGCCACCATATGTTGCGTGTTGCTTCGATGTGAAGTCAGGGTCTGGAGCATTTTTCCTTTGGATATCTTGCTTTTCCTTCCACATTGTAACATCCGCATCTAAATTTCCTGCTTCTTCGGCACCTAAACTATTGTAATAGTCTTCAAAGGTATTATATTGAGAATCCCATTTAAGTTCATTTGCTTCATAGTAATCTTTAGCATAAAGCATATTTAGCCTATTGGTAGAATTTATATTTTTACTTTGTAGATTAACAGCCTTAACGGAAATATCTTCTTTCTCATCTTTTCTTTTAATCGATTCAGTTGTTATAGCTCTATATTCATCATCTTTAATGTCTGCATAATTAAAGCCTGACCAAAATCCATGCTCAAGACCTTCTACCCTAGTAGGGTCATAAGTCCCATCAGGTAATGTTCCTTCTATTTCTATTATTTTATCAAGGGCAATTTTATATTCATTCTCGCTTAACCTCTCATATCCCTCTGCTCCCGGATTATCTAAATCCCAAGAATGAGGAGTTACATCTGGAGAGTCTTTGGTGTAGGGGGTCCCATTCTCATCAAAGAAATTACCATCAACGTCAGTATAAAACTCTCTATAAGCAGCCCCACCCCATTCTTTTCTAAGTTGCTGTCCGTGTTTCATATTCTTGTAAATATTAGACATCTGGGAGAGTTCGCTCATTAACTTATTTGACTCAAATGCAATTCTTGAATTTTTTTGCTCAAGTTGCTTTGTGTTTTTCATTGGACCATCAGCTATTAAATCGGAGAATTGCGGAGAAACATATTCATCCGCCAGATTTAAAGCATTAGCATTCATCTCTGTAATGCTATCTCTCATTGTCTTATATTCTCTTTGATTATCTTGATATTCTTCTTTTAAGGAATTAAAGTTCATCTCAGCAGTTTTGAATGCAAGATTTTTATCTTGCTCAATAGCTCTAAGTTCATATTCCTTAACCATTGTATCTACATCTGATGGCTCAGTCATTTCCTTTAATTGAGCAAAAGCTAATGCCATCCCTCTCCAATCTACTGCCATTATACTCTCCTCATATTTACATCTATTTTATTATAATCAACACATAAATATCCATCCACCTCATATGCAGCCTCTGGAACCTCTTGTGCCATTACCCCTACATATCTTCCTTCTCCATAGATTTTATTTTTAAAGTCAAATTCATAAATATTAATTCCAGAATTAGATACTCCAACTAATTCTATGTTTTCTTTTAACCTCTCATCAGACCAATTATGCCACTCATCGACATCTTCATATCTAGTTGATGTATCGCCACTTCCAAGTAAATCGCTACGGTCTCTGCCTATCTCATCATCATAATCATCAAAATGTTTATTCCAAGGGTCCCAATTAACTGAATCAGAGTCTGGATGTCCCCACGTTGAATGTCTCGACAAGAAACTTCTCTCGGTATCTTGAATCATTCCAAAAGCTGTATCTCTTAAATTTTCCAATGCATCTGTTTGTGCTTCCTGTTGCTCATCTACAAAAGACTTCTCGTCTCTTCTTAGTTGAGATTTGGCTTGGTCTAATTGCATTTCAGCTGTTTCATTTTTTTGGTCCATAGCAAAAGCTCCCGATGCAACATCTCTACTTAAAGAAGATTCTTGAGCTCTCTGTTGAGCTTTTTCTGCATCTCTTGCGTGTTTTAATCCCAATGTCATTGAGCCAACTTGTTGCTTTGCCTTTTCTGATAATATTTTCCTTTTTCTGCCACCGGAAGCGGCCAGTCCACCTACTCCCTCTTGTACCATACTTTCAAAGGCTGCATCACTTGCTCCGCTCCTAGCATCTTGGATTTGGGCTGTAGCCTCTTGATGCATTCTGCCCATCTGCTCCTTTGATTGCCTTATAGAATCCGCATAACCCTTTTGCCCCATCTGTTTCTCTAAATCATATTGGTCTCTAGCTTGGTCTTTAGCAAGATTAAATCCATCTGTAGATTCCTTTATTTTAGTTTCAGTATCTATTCTCATTCTTTCAATAGCATCTGCAAATGGACTATTTGTAGGGTCACCAGCTTTCTCATATTGCTTCAATACATTCTCAAGCTGTTCTACAGTCATATCCATAGATTTTCTATCGTCTTGCCTGTCCTTATTATTACCTTTTTCTCCGCCCATTAAATGAAGTTCGCCTTCATAATCATAAGAATCAGATGACACTTCAACCATTTTACCCAAGTCATCATCCCATGTCCATTCTACACTAGTATATATCTTCATAATATAGCTTCCATTTCGTATCTACTTATTGCAAATCCATATCTGCGTTTCCACATATCGGGATTGACCTTAGTATACATTGTTATTTTTTTGCAGTCATTCTTCTTTAGCATATCTTTAAAAGCACTCCATATCTCATCTTTTTTAACTCCGGAACTCTTTTTATCTCTATAGTAAGCCATTATATAACAGACTTTATCTTCTATATGGAATGTAATCCATCCTGTATCAAAAACTATAGTTGTATACTTGTCATCAAAACAAGAATCCTCTATTCTATATGGTATATTTTTTGTCTTATCATTAAAATCTTTAATGTGCTCTTCTTTTAAAACACTAGGGTCTGCCATATAATCTTTAAAACTAGACAAATCTATCATTTCCTAGACCTTGCTCCTATCATCCTATCTTGAACTTTACGACTATTACCTTGTCCTAACAATCCAAATGCCGCCCCTATTCCACCTATCGCTAAGGCTGCCCATCCAACAGGACCCATAGCCGCCAAGGCCGCTGATGCAGCTGCACCTAAACTACCTCCTGCTGCTGCTGTAGTCGCCGCCGCAGTAGTTGCTGCTGCTACGGTTCCACTTCCAGCTACACCACCTGCAGCTAATGTTGCTCCAACTGTTGCTGTCCCAGCTGTCGCCGCCGCCACATCTGCTATTTGTTCTTCCTCTGATTCGACCATTCGTCTATCATCTGTAATGCCCACTACGTCGGCTATTTTACTTCCTGTGGAAACCATTTTAGCTATAGGTATATTAGCACCTGCCTCACCTATTTTGGTGGCAAGTTTTTCTCCACCCTTTTTAATTAATTTATCGCCTATTAACTTGCCTGTTTCGTCTAAAACTTTATTTACTGTCTTGCCTACAATGGGAGTTTTTCCTATAATATCTCCCGTTTTATCTAAACCATGCTCTACTATATTCCCGGCTAACTTGCTTCCGTGCTCTATTCCCTTGGAGGCAACTTTTGATATTCCCTTTTTTACATTTCCTACTAGACCACCAGCTTGAGTTGCTTTAGCCTTTCCATATTCTGTGATACCACCAACAGCTCCTTCGCCTTTATGAATAGCATCCCCTAAATCTCCTAGAATTTTACTTGCCCCTTTTAATACCTTTTTCTTGCCAAATATAGGGACGTTGCCTGTTGCCTTTGAACCCGTACCAAGTAAACTAGATACATTTTCTCCAACACCTAAAGTCGCATCTGTTTTTAAAAAAATATTTGAATCTTCATCAGCTATTGTTTCAGATTCTGCCTCTATAGATTGTATGCTATCTTTTACGCCTTTAACATCACTATATGTCGTAACTATCTTGCCCGGTATTTTTGCTTTTTCAGCAGCCTTTATGGCATCCGCTTCATCTAGTTCTTTTTTTCTCTTTATATTCCAATCTTCTACTTTTTTGTCAATTTTAGATTGACTCATTTCATTGAAATATTCAGGGACATCTATTCCTTTGTCTATAAATTTCTTTGTAACCTCTTCAATCTCAAGCTCGTCCATTTCATCGAATCGCTTACCATCATGCTCTTTAATTATATCTTGAGTGTATTTTTTTCTATATTCAGGGTCTTTATAGGGTTCTAATTCTAAAAAATCCCAATCACCAGTATCGTCCCTATTGGCATTATAATCTGTATAGCTCATTAAAAGTTATCCCTATCTCTTATTTTATATTGAGGTTCTGCCCACGCATTGAATTTTTTCTTAAATCTTTTCTTCATTCTTTCGAGATAAATCTGGGAGCCTTTCTTTTTATTACTATCAGGAATAGATATTTGAGAATTAAGCCCATCCCACATATAGTTACCATCTCCATCTACTGCGATATCAGTCCCATCTTCATTTACTGTAAATCCCTCTTCCTCTTGGAATTTATCCCATTGGAATTGCCACGATTCTTCGTCATCTAAAGCAGGGTCATAAAAATTTTCCATATATTCATCATATCTATCCCTACCATAATTTTCCATATATCTATGTAAATCCCAATGCGCAATTCTATCATCTCTATTTTCGTATTCGGCCATTATATCTTCAACAGTCGGCCTATTATCTACAACTTGAACCTCCGGAACCGTAGAATATGTGGGACTAGAGACATCGTCATCAACTATATTCTTTTTAACTTCTTTAATCTTTTTCGTATTATCTTTCACCTCTTGAGAGAATGTAAGTGTTGCCCAACCTTTTGCATCTGGATGCAAGTCGTGTTTTCCGCCCAAGAATCTATATACTTCTTCGTGAATATTCTCGTCTGGAGCCCAACCTTCTCCATTATTTTTATCTATATACTCCTGCGCTATCGCAAATGCATCTGGACCATATTTATCCATTAGTTCAGCACCTAATTCATCCCTTTCTTCACTATCATCTGCAGGCACTTCCTCTTCCTCTTCATTAGTAGTTGGAACTATATTAATTCCATATTCAGCCTCTATATCTTCTTTAGTCTTTCTTGTGGGGTTTACTATATCTCCTTCATTGGTAATAATTACAGCATTATCATCAGTCTCCTCAACGACTTCTGGTTCTTCATAAGCAGGAATTTCTTGAGTTGCCCCAGAGAGGTCCATATTAAGTAAATCTATAGGATTTCTTCCTTGACCAAATCCTATTTGTGTTTCTTTGTATGGAGATTCATAATCTTTCCAACCTCCAGTTGCATGGGCTAAAGCCTCATCTTCAGTATCGTAATAATATACCTCCCCTCTACCCTTTGCATACTCTAATGCACCTTGCTCGTCATCTGTATAGTCAACCCAATCATCATAATGCGTAGATGGAGCATCAGGGTCTTCAGGGAATAATGATGGATGTACTGCCCATCCTTGAATTTCACTAACATATTCCGGGTTACCCCACTCATTCCCAGCTAGGGCTTTACCTCTATGGTAAGAAAAAGACTCTATGAAATCCTCCATCGAAAGCGGCTCCCATTGGTCATGTTCTGGAGTGATAATAGACCAGTCTTGATACATTGCTCTTGATTTTCTTTCATTGTTTGTTTTCTCGGTATATGACCGGAATTTTTCCATTTCCTCTTCACTAGCAAATCCATACTTCCTATAATCACCATCTTCATATTGGTCTGGATTCCCGTGGATATTACGATATATAGGTTGATGAGACATCATATGAGTTGATTCACTTGCATCACCTCTCGTCATATCATTTTTAGTAAAATATTCATCTGGAGCAGTCTCTAAATCTAATATGTGCCCCTCTCTTATTCTTTGGCTATGCTGATAATTAGGATTAGTACCTTCCACAGGAACATAATCAGGGGATGTAACATCAAACTGAGATGGAAGAGTATTAAACCCTATTTCTGTCGGCTCAAAAGTTGGGACTGTATAAAGTGACTCTCCTTCATATCTATCTAAAGGATTTGGATATGGGGATTCTCCTTGACTCAGTCTATCGTTGAGAATATCTAGCTTTGTTGGAACAGCTAATGGATTTAGTATTTCCTGTAATGATAGATTTGAATTATTAACAGCCGTTGCCACCTCTTCTTCGTCTGCATCTTCTTGTTGGCTTATTATGCCGGGGCTATTATTTAATACTTCATTAGCATTCTTCTCACCTTTAAATAAGCCTCTAATGTTATTTAGCATCCCCTCTATAGGACTATCAGTACCAGTAAGTCTTTTCCGCTCCTCCTCTTTTATCGGATTTGTCCCTGCGTATGCACCATCCTCTAGGTCTACAACTCCTGCGTGCCATCCTAGCATATTCTTTGCGAATTTATCAAAAAAGCCCTGATGCTCAACTTTTTCAGCCATAGTCCAAGTGGCGACCTCATCATCGGCAGTCAGCCACTTACCTTCATTTGGATTAGCAATATAATCCCCAGAACCATCCGGGTTTAATATTTCTGTTCGCTCATCTCTTTTGATGCCAAGGGTAGATAATCCTCCACGGGAATCAATTTGATTTTCTACCCTATTGCTCCTTGCTCCCTCTACGAACCCCCTTATTGATATAGCGGCGTTTAAGAAAGCCATATTTCTTTCGCTAAATAGACCTTCTTCTCTTTCTCTATCAGCGTCATCGTGCATTTTATCAATTTGATTCCTTAAAGTCTCCCTATAAGAGTCGGCTCTATTTTGAATTGACTTTGCACTTCTTCGGCTACCACCACCTTGATTGGCGGGATTCGTAATAAGGTTAGACATATTTATCCTTCTTCTGGTTTATCTTCTGGCTTATCTTCAGCTGGGGCGTCACTACTCTCTTCGTCAATTAGAGTCTTAGTTAGCTCAATCGCACCCATCACTTTCATGAACATACCCTTTAATTCTTCGGCTTGTTTCTCTAGCGCTATTAGCTTTTCTTTTAAGTCCATACTTTTCTCCTTTTATTTAACATATAATTTAGTTATATTATCAACTTTTATCAAATACTTTTATTGACTATTCTCCACCCGGAGCAGGAACAGTCCCATTTCTAACAACTCTCCCGGCTGTCTTGCCAGCTTTAAGTTGGCAGACCCCACCAACCACCTCATAATCCATAAGAGCTTCTTCTCCATCTAAGGTTGATGCTACCTCTAATTGCGTCAAACCTGACTTTCTCGCTAAACTATCATCTATGGCAGTCCGTTGCATTCGGACTATATTCCCAGATGAATCATATAATATATATCTTGACATATTTACTCCTTGTTATGTTTCTGCTCTCTTAAATTCTATGTAACTGTAATTAATATTTGCTTGAGGGTTAGTTAAATCATGTTTACCAACATAATATTTAAAGTAAAAAGTTTTATCAGATTCGCTTTCATTAACATAATTAGTTGTTCCGGTAAACTGTGTTGATAGTATTGCATCGGAAGACATCCATTGCAATTGCCCCGGATTACCATCGTCAGGAGGACAATTAGTATCATTTGTATCGATTTCATAACCTATCCCTCCAGCAAAAGCACTAGTATTTATACTATCCCATGACCCATATGCTTTTATATTACAAAAAACTGAAATTCCTTTATTTGGAGGAATGACTACACTAAAGCAATTAACCCAGTCATCATCAGTTAATACATTACTAGTACCCGCACCCTCTGTTATCGTTTGTGTAATCTCATCACCGCCAGAAACAGTAGCCAAACTACCACTAGTAATATTATCTGCATTTAGATTGTCAACAGACACTACATCTGCATCTATAGTCCCCGTATCAATTGCATTACCTGTTATTGATGTCGTCTCATCAAGAAGAAGAGTAGTTACGTCTCCTATAGTAATAGAATTATTGACAAACGCATCGGTTGCCACTAAAGCATCTACATCTATTCTATCAGCAGAAATTGTTCCAGTAGTTATAGTATCGCCATCTATTACCGTTATACCACTATCCTCTTCTTCAACCTTTATATAATCAACATATATTCTTCCTGAAGTCGCTTCACTTGAGTTATCCATATTACATATAAATACAGGTGCAAAATAATATGTTCCATATCTAGCTGTCAATGGAGAGGATGCGCTAGAGTCCCAAGAGTCATTATTGTGAGTATATGGACTTGTCTCTGGTGGAGCCCAACCTTCCATATATCCAGTAAATGTTCTCCATGTACCCCCCACAGTACCCCTAGATTGAGCTTGTAAAACAAAATAATGTTGATTGCCAGAAGAATCAGTTCCAGCTGCATTTAATCTTGTCCCTCCAACATCATAACATTCAAATCCTGCCCAAAGTCTACCGGCACCATTATCTGCAGACCACTTCACTCTAACTGTCATTTTATATCTTCTATCTTGCCTATAGGGCCATATATACTTACCCTCTCTAAGAACTTGTCCAGTACTATATTGATTGCTCTTAACTTTCCAATGTCCTGCTAACCCATCTGCGTGGTCAACAGCTAGTAAGTCGCAATCTGCTTCATTACTATGACCATCTACAGCTTCATCGCATCCAAAATATTGGTTTTGCTTATTGAAAATAAACCATTCTGGTCCATCATCACCTGAATAGTTTCCTACTCTTAAGACCGCAGGTTTATCTACCGGCAACTCTGGTCCATTAACTACAGTAGTATTATCACTAGCATAATCGCTTATATCATTTTGATTGGCATCACTACCTTGATTAGGTCCTGCCCCTAATCCAGTACCACCAGCTGCATATAAATCATCAAAATAATGATGTCTATAATTATGAAGTTTATGACTGTAAGATAAATTGAAAGTTAGATTACCCGGCATATCATTAGAGGCATTACTATCTTCTAAACTGGTAGTCATAAGCCAACCGTAATTACTTGAGCTAACGTGCTGACTAACAGAATCAGTTCCATCAAACATAAATACAGTTCTGTTTATTCCAAATCCAGATGAGAAGGTAGTCCTACCACTTATATCTATAAGCTCTCCCCCAATGCGAACTCCGCTATCAGATGTATTTATATAACTTATAAGATTATCTGGGTCATTAAGATTGTAAGAGCCAAGAGTTAAGTTTGCAGCCTTTATTGACAATACATCGCTTGAAAATGTTATATAATTATCAGCAGAGCCAAGTACGAATTGAATAGCACTAGAATTATCTTTATACCAATAGTTTGTAGAGTCCATATATAGGCCATAGTCAGTAGATGCATTAACTCCACCTCCTATCTTAACTCCCCCTGCATCTACCTGTCCAGTAAATGTTCCAGAGGCTGCACTTAATGCTCCACTAAATGATGCATCTCCATTACCTTTGATGTAAAAGTTCTTTGATTGTATAGAACCATCGGATAAATTGATAATAGTTCCAGTCGAAGTATATTCATCTGAGGGACTGCCTACTATATAATTATTTGATTGTATACTACCCGTTGTGATTAAATTACCATTTATACTCGTTCCTACACCAGCTCCACCGCCATTTAAAACTCCATTAAGATATGTAAACTCTAATTCTGCAAGTTTAAATTTGTCCGTCTCTCCATATGATGCTACTACTGAAGAAATTCCAGTTCCAGCGCCATTTTTAAACCTTCTTTGAAATGCATATGCATGAGATGTTTGGAATGCATTCTGCCAATTACTTACGCCTAAATTTGGAACTCCCCAACCAACAACATCCTCTGTGTCAAAATAAATTGAACCTTGCCCAGAATGTCCGAATGGATTAGAGCATCCATGATTAATTAATACATCTCCAAAATCAGGAGATATTATAGTTGTCCCCTTTGACAATATTATTATAAGGTCATCTTCGGCAATATATTCACTCACAGGACTTGGTAATGTAGCTGTGCCATTTATATATGCTATCCAATTAGAATATGTGTTTTCTTGAACTGTTAGATTATCTATATCATAAACACCTGTTACTATATAACCACTCCATCTTATCGTCATATCCTTTTTAAATACAACCATTATTAATGAATCGTCTATTTCGTCAGTAACTGCTTCTGAGTCTAAGTTATAAACAGAATTATGCTCAGATATACTAGATGGAATTTCATCTGGTAATGCTATATTATTATGCCATATTTTCCTTTGATTGTAAGAAGCATCATCATCGTATTGGTTTACTCCAATTTTACCATTATTGCCACCTGCTACATAAAATCTATTTATAGTCTCTGTTCCAATTGCCAACTGAGCATTAATAGTTAATAATGATTCAGAGGAATCCCATTGCAAGTAATTATTATTATCCCCTTGACCGGTAAGATAAAAATCACCTTCCTCACCCATATAAGTAATCCAATTTCCATCTTTTACAAATCCTATCCTTTGAGGGTCATTCAGTAAATCACCAAAGTACCCATCCCCAACTACATTTCCGTCTGAATCTAAAGGAGGGTCGTAAAAATCATATATATTTGAATGTTGAGTAGAGCCGGGAAATGGAGGAGTAAAAGTAGTTGGAGTGTCCTGCCCTTGTGCATCTTCAATCATAAAGGCATCTATATAATGACTAAATTGAGCGCCTGAATCTTCAATCTCTAACCCTAGTATTAACGGCTTTATCCCTACAACATTCTCGTCAAACCTATAGGATATTCTCTGCCAAGATGCACTAGATGTTTGAGTACCAAGAGACCTAGTTCCAACAACTGTAGTCCCAGAGTCATCATATGCATATCTAATTTTATGTGTAACCGACACTCCGCTTGTATTGCTACAAAACCAATAATAAGATATAATGACATCACCGGGAGTGGTTACATTGGTAAAGCTACCTGTATTATAATCGGCTGGGACTAAATTAGTTCCTCCAGCAGTTGCTTCTTTTGGAGAAAACCAGAATAAATTATTTGAAGTATCTGTATGCCCTACAAACTTAACCATACGACTACCCTGCCATGCATCTGTTGATTCTGAACCTGTTGAATTATCAACTATAGATACTGACCTATCCGAATTAAAAGGAGTTAAAGGAGTTGCCCACCATTCAAATGTGCTATATTCTGGGTTAGCTATATTATTAGAGGTAGTCCCATCAGCTCCCGGAGCACCCGGTTCCCCATCAGACCCCGGACCTCCATCGCTACCATCAGACCCCGGAGTTCCATCTTGAGTTAATGTTAAACTTTGAGTCGCCCCTAAAATGAGCTGAGTGCTTTCAATCTCTAAATTTATTATAATTTCAGCAATTGGAACATTTACATTGGCCCAATCACTATGGTCATCAAATCTTATATAATTTCCTACTGGATATACCGTTTGAGCTCCTGCTGTAATATTATCATCAGCTACACTTAATACTTTAAAATATCCATCTTGTGGAGCGCCAGAATCATCTGTTGGTATTAATTGTTGCCCTCCTTTGTAAACTTGAACACTCGTTCCAGAATTTGCGTAACTTATAGTCCCACTAGCATCTCTTGGTAAGGCATGAGCTGGGTTAGTTAATATTACTGTATACCCATCAGTACCCGGAGGTCCAGCCGGTCCCGGCTCTGATTTCCCAAATTTAAAAAATACTGACTGTGTATTGTCTCCGGGGAAATAGTTGCTTATTGCTGTTTCGCCGCCCGTTATATTCTCTGTTACAAAGCTAACTAAGAATGCCTGTCCGTTTGCTTGATTAAACGGCCCTTTTTCTAAAATTTGAAATTTATACCATCTATCAGATGCAATCTCATACACAAAAGTATCACCTACATTTAATCCCGCAATATATCCATTATGTAGATTTACATTTATATCATATTTGTTTATTAAAA